GAGTCGATTCACCTGATAAGACGCTGTCAACTATATCCGCTGGTTTCTGAATTCATTCCCGCGATTGCAGGTAGTTCTTCCTTACAAACTGCTGTTTCGGGCGTTTGCCACCTGTTTTGTCAACTGTAAACCGGTGCTCGCCCCCCGTCCGTTACAACTGCTTTCGCGTTGGTTTGGTTGCCGAAACTCATAGTGTTACCCCCCTACATCCCAACCCCATCCGTTCCAGCCTGGCCGCCAGGTCGGGCCGCTGCTCCGGCGGCTGTCGCACCGTCTCGCCAACGGTCGACATGACGGCGGGCTCGAATGTCACGCCTTCCGGTAGGATGACCACCGATCCCGATAGCCCCGCATTGTCTCTAATCCAGTCCTCTTGTAGCCGCCGCCGCGACTCTTCTGACAGCCTTCGCAACGTCCTGAAAACTCCTGCTGGTATTGCTCCCATTACGTTACCTTCCCGTCCCGTTCACGCCCTGGACAGCACCCGACAGGATGTAGGTCTGCACCAACGCGAACGCCTGCTCCTCGGTGAACCCTTCCTCGATCGATCGCGTGTACATCTTACGCCACAAGGGTGGGAACATGTCGCCCATTACCGCTATTGACTGTTCTAGGTCATGCAGATCGATCGCTTGTCGTGGCTTCATCCTATCGTCGCTATTCATGTCGTCACTCCTCCCGTGTCTTCAGTCGAACGCTTAGGCCACGTTCGCCGCTTACTCGCACCACTGCCCCGGTCGCGTTTGGTCCAGCTAAGTACAGAGCCCGGCCTATCGCTCGGCAGGCAATGGCCAGTATCTCTTTCTCAACGGCTTCGTATACGTTGCCTTCCGTTGCTGTGGTCATTTCTGCTTGCCGTCTATAGGCGGCATTGCGTAATAACTACCCTGCGGATTGATTACCGTCAGTACCGCGAGCACTCCAAGACAAGCTACACCAACGCACCCGACAATAACGCACACCACCGCGCATAACCACATGATCGCTCTCCTTACTCGTCTGTCATCTGAATTACCATCGCCGGCGGCGTCGACAGCTTCAGCGGCTTGTCGCACAGCATGTAGTCGCCTCGCCATTCGACGTACGTCCCGTCCGTGCAAAAGAAGAATATCGCGTCGCCGTTACTGCCGTAGCTGCCGTCAAGGTCAGGGGAGGCGATGACAACAGACCGCATAGACTCCACCATCCTCCCAAGCGACTTTACTTGGTCAGGCGTTGTAAGCAATGAATTGACAGACGAAACCTTGCCCTTGACGGTGTAGAAGGCCATCACCTTGCCATAGTTGACGAGATAGATGTAAGACACCTTGCTGTCCGTGTTGAACCGCGTGAGCCTTTCGATCAAATTCTTCCGCTCTTGCGACTGCTGAAGCCTCGGGGGCGGCGATGCCTTCAGGTGCAGCACTTGCTGGGCTTCCGTCGTGGCCTGCTCTTGCCGTTGCGTGGTCGTGTCGGGCGGAGACTCACCACAGCCCGCTGCCATCACCAGACACGCACAACCAGCCACTGCAATCATCCTACTCCACATCGTCACTCTCCTATTGAATTGGAATACTCGCCGGCAACTCCACGTCGCCGCCCTTGAAGATTGCCCGATTCGCCATCTTAGACCGAGCATTGTACTCGGCTGCCATGTCAGCCCTCTGCTGTTGCAATCCCAATAGGACCGCGGACAGCCGCGACGACTCCATGCGGTCGTCTCGCTTCCATGATCCGCGCGGCCCGGCTTCGGCCTTGAATTGACTAACGGCAGCCTGCGACGACGTGACCTTGGCGTCGATGGCCTGCACGTCCTGCCACCGCTGCTTGAACCACTCGTAATTATGGATCACGTTGTCCGCGTCGAACGTCTTGTCGATGATTCGCCTGGCTTGGCGGAACGGATTCAAAACGAATCCGGTAACGCCGATTACCACGCTCAGGACAACTACCAAAGCGACGACTCGCCAGATAATGGCCATCGGCCCTTTCTTCGCTACACGATTCCACGATTCCCACGACATGCTATTGTTTCCCTTCTGATTTCCCATCGTACCGCTTCCACCAACGCTGCACAGCCGGCTCCCACAACCGCCACTTGTCTGCCCGCCGCGGATCACCGCGGATCCGCTTCAAGCACTCTTGCGGGTCTACGGCCAGCATCACCACCTGATCCGCCCCACACATCCGCTTGTACTTCTCTCGCTCTCCTTCGGTGGCCCCGCCTGTGATGACCCACGCCCGCCCTGCACTGCTCTTGCGCAACAGGGCAATAGCAGCATCCTTCACCGCTATCATATAGTCCAGAAGTCCCGCGGGCTTCTCGTACAGGGGCAACCCGGTCAGTGCCGCGGTAATCGTATCGAGGTCGATCACAACGTCGCCGTGTTTGCGGTGCTTGTCGATCCAGGTATTCTTCCCACTGCCAGGGGGACCGCAGACGATTGTAATTGTAGCCATCTTGCCCGCCTTTGTCGCCCCTGGATTTGCGGATCCGCTCTCTCGTATGGTCATCCGACTGTGGCACGGCTTGCACAGGGCCTCCAGATTCGATTCATCGAAAGCCCGTTCAGGCTCCTCGCTCACGGGCGCAACGTGATGTACCTCGGTCGCAAACGCTTGACGACCATCTCGCTCACATTGAGCACACAACGGATTCGACCGAAGGAACATGGGGCTCAGTCTGTCTCGCCACCGCCTTGTGTCCCGAATCGCCCGACCAACCGATTGCCCGGCTCGCTGTCGTCTATTGTTCGACGCCTCTCGTTGGGATACCTTTCGGCACCGTTCGCAGTATCGCCCTTCGGCGGCCTTCCGGCATCGGCAGCATGGGGTCTTGATTGCCGGGGGGCTCATGGCCCCACCTCGCTCGACCTGCATCGTTTCATCCAGCAGAACCATCGAATGATGCCCATGATCATTAAGCCCCAAATCAGCGGCATGACAAGCAACCCAAGCACAACGGTTGGCATAACGATGATCCAGGTCACGTACCATGTAATCACGTCATTCATTACGATACCGCCGTATCTGTAATGTTGTAACGAGCCGACAAATAGTCCATCACAGTCTGCATGTCGGCGATCGACAGGCCGCTGTCGTAGATTAGGATTTCTGCGATGTCGCCGCCGAGGAATGAACCTGTCCCTCCCGAAGAAAGTTCTGCTCCGACCGTGAAGCGATCCAATCGGCTGTCCATTGCGCCGACGTCGAAGTCCGCGCCCGACGCCCCTGCCAACGCAGCCCCGCCATTCTTGCGAATGTCGAGGATCATACTGCCGGACGTGCCGTTTTTGTTGTCGATCCTGATTACCGGATTAGCGTCGTTGACCGCATTTGTAGTCGTAACCGCAGCGCTGTCGACCACGTTGTGGTCACGGATAGCAGCACCCCATTTATTTAGCGGGGCTAAGAATATCTTAATCCAGGGATCGTTGTCGACCGCCTCGGTTGCCGCCCAGAATCTCTCATTCCCCGCCGGCGCAACCCCGTCATGTTTGTAAACGACAAACGACGCAAACGCTTGATCGTCGGTATTGAACAAATCCAGGATAGGTCCCGACGAGAGAAACAGATGGTCGGTCGTGCCGTTGAGCCGGATAATCGGGTGGCCGTTGATTACGGCTTGCGTTAAGTCTGGCTGGTCGTCTGCGGTGGCCTGTGCGATGTCGTTGCTGTTGCTCGACTTGTCGGGCCACGTGGTGACTTTCGCACCGGTGAACGTCGTTCGATCGGCCCGCCACCATGCCTCCATGCCCAATACAGTTTCTTCCTGGAATATCTCCGGAATGTCGTCGGACAGGCTGTCAAAGTTGCCTTGGATTTCGGCCGCGGACAGGGCTCGCGACCAATAGGCAGCATGGCGGATGACGCCGTCGCTTTCGGTGAATGTAGGGGCACCGACAGTGCCCGTAGGCATGGTCGAGATGCCGATTCGCACCATGTCGCCGTCAAGGGTGAATGCATCAGCATCAGTATCAATCAGCACGCCGTCAACCCATAAAGCCCGTTCGGTCGATGACGCGCATCTCCAGACCAGGTGGTGAAACTTGCCGTCATCTTGCGTATTGTCCGCACTAAACTTGGCGTCATTGGCACCCGTATTGAACACGCGCCCTTGTGCGTCGCCCTGGCTTCGCCGCTGCTCTATTTCCACACGGCTGTCGGCGTCGGGAGTTTTAATCATCATAGGCGACGTCAACACGGTAGTCCGAGAATCTGGCATCCGGGCCAACACCGACAGGGTAAACGGATACGTCACCTCCGACCCGCCGGGCAAGTCGGCCCAGAAACCATCGCTATCCGCGTCCTCGAATACCCAGGCATCCTCGACAGCGTCGTGAGCCGGGGAGCCCTCCACATTCATCGTCAGAGCCAATGACCCCAGGTCAACGGGCGTCGCCGACTGTGTAATCAAGGCATCGATATAGAAATCGGGGTCAAGCTGGGCCACGGTCCGCACGCGCGGAAGCGAGATGCCGGACCACTCCGAAAGGTACTGCCAGACAAGGTCGATTTCCACGATCGTCTTCGCGCCCTCGTAGGCGATGATCTGACCAACGTGGCCGCCAAAGAAATTCGAGGCCCCGTCATTCTCGGCAAACAGCGTCATATCGCCGCCGATGTTCAGCCCGGGCGTCGTAATCGAGAATTTCGGATCACCGACGAACACGCCGTTTATCCACAGGTCGCCGCGGCCGGTGGCTCCGTTGATCCGCCACGTGATGATCTGAGCAGCCCCGTTTACGTCGGCGGTCTGCGGGCCGCGGTTATTGCCGTCTGTAAACGAGTCGGTCGCGTCGTTGTAGAGCAAGCCTAGCGGCCCTGTCGCGGCGTCGAATAGCTTGGACGTTTGGTCAACCACCTCGTCAATGACGAAGAAGAAAGTATAGCTGCCGGTGGTGCTTGACAAGCCCGAGAATGTCATCACGTTGTCGGTGCCGTCGGGCTGTACCGAAGGCTGGCCAGTGAACGGCGCATGAGTCGCGTTGAACGCCGGCTGAAGCCCGGCAGTAGACTGAGCGGCATCGTTGCCGTTACCCGACTGGTCGGCCCATACCGAGACACCGGTCGCCGTGGTGATGCCCTTGTCTGCACGGAGCCAGAACAGGATGCCTGCGACCGTCTGGGCGTCGAACCCTTCGCGCAAGTCTCCCGATCCGGCCCCGCCGCGGAATCGTCTTGTGCCTCTGACAAACGGCATAGAGAATCCTAGTCCTGGAGGAATCCAATCTGAACCGTAATGTCGCCGATTGCGTCAAACAGCGGCGTGTCCCTGACAACCAACTGCCCGAAGATGCTCGTCTGGCCGTCGGCCGCGCCCTCTACGGCAAGGCCGATATTGCTACGGGTAGCGATCGCGTTGTTGGCGGCGTCGGTGTAGTCCGATGCGGCAAACTTAATCACCCCAAGGCACTTGGCCATATCGACGTCCGATGGATTGAATGGATCGTGGTCCGTTGTTGCGGTGAAGACGGCATCAAAGAGCCACAGTTCGATCGGTGAGTCGCCCGGAGCATTTCGCAGGTCGAGAATCGTAGCTGATACGATGACCGCCGTGTTCGGTCCGACCTTTCGCACCCGCAAGGCATCGGCAAAAGTCATCGACCCACCCAACGCATCACCGGATTCGTAGACAACTGTCGTGATAACCGGTACGACCGAAACAAGGTTCGTGTGTGCCCCTACCGGAGCGGCTGAATTAGCCATGATAGGCCCTCTCAATGGATCGTCTAGGAATATGGGGATGATTGGCATGTCGCATCAGTTGTCCACCAGGATGAGGGCGAACCCGGCATGTGCGGACACCTCTTTGTCCGCCGGCATTGCCGTTATTTTGATATCACTTTTTTCTGTAACAACCAGATAGGGAGCAAACACATGCGTGATCCCCGTACCGGCTTCGTTGATACCCTGGGCGTGCTTTAGCTGGAATTCGTACGAATTCGCCCTGTCCGCAACCCATAGCCGGAAGTTCACTGACTTGGGGTCTTTGGCGGTAACGACCAATGTGTCGGCAAAGTAGTTGGTGATAAATGCGGTCTTACCCGCCGGTACGGTGTAGATGGCCATCAACGTCTGGTTGTTGCCGGCGAGCATCGTGGCATACTGCGTACCGGCCCCGACGTTTTGAACGTGAATATCCTGATCGCCGACGACGTCCGCATTGACCCTCATCCGGAAGACACGGAGCAACGCGGTATCTAGAGCAACAGCGGTAGTCGTGTTCGCGGCATTCAGGGCCTTCGTCTGCGTCACCAACGCCCAGTTGATATCAAGGCCCTGAACTTCGATGTTCGCGCCCCGCATGGCGACCTGGTCGACTGCCTGCACGATATGCGTGATGTCGGCCGTCGTGGGAAACGGGTAGGTCCCGCCACCGTCCCAAATATCCTCTGTGGTGGCGCTGGCGATGGCCAGGTTTGCTCCGAATTTGTTGATACAAGAGTGACCCGTGACGCTGCCTCGCGACAGCTCCAGCATCTGGTCAAGCACGGGCATCGGAGCCGCTGCCGATAGGTCAACGGCCGTCCCGGCGGGACCCACAGACATCTTGCACCGTTGATGCTTCACGCCCCCAATATCATCGGAAGCGTAGACCTCGCCAGTGCCTGGTAGAGTGCTGTTGTCTGCCATTGTGGCCTCGCTGCCAAACGAAAAAAGGCCGACGCGGGTTCACCGCGCGGCCCTCAACAGCCACGTAGGTTGAGCTACTCGCCGGGCATGAGTCGGCGTAGCTTTTGTGTTTTAGGGTGCGCGGGCGTACCGCGCCGGCCTCGGGAGTTCTCTTATTTGTCCGGTCTCATGTGCCGAGTTGATAAATTCTCTACCTGCTGGGTCAACTTGTCAATGTCTTTTCGCTGATATTGTTGCTCAAGTTGGATTGTGGCCGTGTTGATCCGGCTCTGGATGTATTGGCCTCCGATGGCCCCAAGCAACACCGCCAAGCCACCGACGAAGCCTGCGATGTCTCTACGGCAGGCTGCGACCAGCGTACGGCCGCTTGAGTCTCGGATCCCGTTATGCGTCATCGTCAGATCCCCGTACGGTAAATGTTTCGTCCGCGTCAACAGTTCGGAGTAGAACAGGAATCATCGGCCGTTCGAGCAGATGCTCCATGTCCGGCGGAAGCGTACCGTGCTCCCGAGCCGCGATGAAAAACGCATCCCAATCTCTGCTGCCCTCTTCGAGCGCCAGCGCATCGGCCACGCGCCGGAGCTTCTCCAGGGATCTCCAGGAGGGACGTTTTCCCGACTCTACGCCTGCGTAATTAGACGGGGGTTCGCCGATCAACTCGGCAAATTGTCGTAGCCCGTACTGGGCTCGAAGTCGGTAAGACTTCAAAAGCCGCTTGAAATCGCGAGCCATGTTCATCTCCCCACGGCTGGGCCCGATTGGCGTCCACGCGTCTACCGCATACACCACACACCGCCAATCACGCTTCATTATCACAAGATGATAATACTTAAGGCAAGTGCTGTCAAGAGGTTGCGACCTCGTCCACGGCCGTCTGGCCGGAGTGACAGCCCGAGGTGTGGCAACAGCCGATCAAGCGAATCGGTTGACAATCCTCGCTCGGATCGAACGAATCGGTACAGTTGCGAACTCGAAATTCCAGTCAGTTGAGCCAATCGGTGGCACGTGTGGCCACTGTTTTCAATGGCTGTGCGGATAATGTTAGAAACTTTTTCGCTCATGTTACGCCTAGTATAATAGTGTTCTATCCCCTTCGGTCCGTCGATTCGCAGAATAATCAGTCGTGTCCTATTGACAGTACCTCGGTTGTCGCGTAAACTGTCGATAGTCAATCTTACAACGCCGCCGAGTGGCTGTCAAGCACTTTTAAACAAGGGGAAACGGACAATGGCACTTATTAAGCGAACGACAGTATATCGTGTGATCGGCAGCGTGCGCGGCACCTGCGGTCATAATCACCGCATCCTGCGGCGCGCGATAGAGTGCCTGGTGTTTGACCAGGCTGGGTGTCAGGCGGTCGGTGGATATTCCGACCGTTGCATCCAGGCGAGTGACGACAACGGGCGTAAGTGGAGGGCACTCAACGTGGGCGAGCGAGACGAATACGCGTCCTGGCTCTAGCCCCACGGGCTTCGCTTTGACGGCCAATACCAAAGCAACCAACCGCAAACCGGGAGACGAACGATGGCGACTGAAGCAAAAACGAAAACAGCAACGACATTTGGAGAGTTCTGGAACGAGCACGATATCGTCGAGGTCTTTGCCGCTGGCAACGGCTGTCCCGGCGGTCAAACACTCACCGACACAACCGACGACGAGACCGTGGCGGGCGAGGACTACTGCGACCTGTGGGAGTGTCTGGAGCAAGGTTTTATCCGCACGCCAGACGACGACGAGGCAAGTTCCTTTAGCGGCTACGCGAAACTAGAAGGTGAAGTCAGCGAAGACGGCACAGAGTGGACGTGGAACGGCGAGGGCAAGGCGTGGGATTGCCGATGCAACGATTACTGCCACATCAAAATTCGCGCGGCGACGATCTAGACCACTGTACTCCAGACGAAGGGGAAGAACGATGTCCAAAATCCACCTAGTTACACCCTCGCTCTGTCGTCAGTGGGGTGCGTGTTACGATGACGACAAACTGCATAACTTACTTGGCGATGGGTTAACGCCGTTGAAGGTATTGGCCCTGGATATTCCAGTAGCGGATCGGTTATGGACCGTTCTGAGGCCGGAGCTTTTGACAGACTGCGACCTACGCTTATTCGGCTGCTGGTGCGCCACCCTCGCACTAAAGGCGGAACAGTCTGCCGGCCATGAACCCGACGATCGTAGTTGGGCGGCCGTCAATGTGGCGGAACAGTTCGCATACGGTCGAATTGCTCAATCAGAAATGGCTGCCGCCGAGGCTGATGCCTGGTCTGCCGCCGAGGCCGCCAGGGCTGCCGCATGGGCTGCCGCATGGGCTGCCGGGGCTGCCGCCAGGGCCGCCGGCAGGGCTGCCGGCAGGGCTGCCGGGGCTGCCGCCAGGGCTGCCGCCAGGGCTGCCGGCAGGGCTGCCGGGGCTGCCGCCAGGGCTGCCGCCGAGGCCGCCGGCAGGGCTGCCGGCAGGGCTGCCGGGGCTGCCGCCAGGGCCGCCGGGGCTGCCGAGGCTGTTCACATAGATTACCTGCGCGATCTGCTTTCCAATCCTTCGGAAACTTCTAAGCAGTAAATTAACCGGCCCCTTAGCCCTGGACGAGTCCTTCCGCCGCGAAAGTGAGACCATGCGAAGACAGGAATACAATAACCTGCCAATCGGCGCACGAGTGTGGGTGTCGTTCAATGGCGACCACCGGTCCGCCTTCGTAATCGCAAAGAAAGACGGCAAAATACTGGTGCGAGCAGAGTGCGGTAAGGGCAGGCGGGGCGGCACGCTGGAACGATGGGCGAAGCACCGCAGCGTGCAGTATCACACCTGGTACTACCAGCCCCCAAGCGTAAACACTAACTCCGCCCCTTAGCCTCTGGCGCATCCCACTCCGCGATTCGACACTCGGCGCCGGTTCATGCTGTCAGTTAGCCCCGCCCTCAAGTACTCTTCCAAATGTACCTGTCACGGAAGAGGGAATCCGAACAGACTTCTATTACCTTCAGTTTGCGCGGCTCCGGCCGCCTGGCAATCAACCAATCGCCCTTTCGGTACGGTACGTCCAGGCCAAGGAGATCCCGAACGGTGCCGTTATCGTCAATCTGCACCGCCTCCAGTTCATTCGTGAGAATTCGATCGACAGGCTCCCACGGTAAGTGATCTAGGTTTGTACTGTCGGTGATTTCCATCGCGCAATCGCCTTGCTCATTGCCAGCGGGCCGGTCGCGGCCTGTTCCCACGGGACGGGATAAGCACAAAAGTCCAGTGTTGCAGACCAGGTCTCCGTGCCGTCGGACGCTTTCGATCCGTAGATGGCGATTTTGCCATGCGCCGCCACCTGGCTCGCCCCTTTCATCACCGCGCTCCAGTCGGTGGAGTAGGGCTTGATACAGTCGGTGTAGTATGTCCGGGGATGATGCCATCCGAATTTACACCCCAGCGCCTCCGCCACCAACGCATCTGTCTCCGGCCCAGCCTTCAGGTTGTCGATCGTTTCTTTGTCGAGCGTGGCTATCACGGCTTCTCCAGTTCGGCGATGAGGGCGTCGGCCCACCGGACGGCGTTTGCGGCCAACACCTCGGGCGTCAGCTTTGCTATTAATGTGCCGATCGAAGGTCTATCCAAGTCAAGTACTGACTGCAACATCACCAGCATAACTTTCTCGGCCAGTTCGGCCCGTCTTTCCTTGTACATCAATCATCCGCCTTTCGGTTTTGCGATTGGGGATCGCTTAGCCAAGGTTATCAATCATCACCCCGACCCAGCGGAGGCATCGGCAAGGGGTTGAGGTTCTCGCCTATCTGCTCATCGTTATTGCCGGCGCGTGCCAGGGTTCGCGTTAGCTCGGCAAGCGCATCCACCAACTCTATTGCGTTTACTATTTTTCGCCAAGCACGGCGAAAGGCTAGCGCCCAGGGTTCAAGTTCGTTGCGAACCCGCGGACCTGCAAATATGCCCTGCATACCCGCCGCGTGCAGAGCCCGCAACTCGGCTACTGTCAGTTCTAGGTTTGGCATCAATCATCCTTCCCTTCGGGCTTTCACCCGCTCAGCGATCCGCTCGACCTTCGCACATCTCATGCAAAATGGCCCACGGCCGTCGATATAGCGATATGGATACGTGAGGACATTGATTCGTGCGCCACAACGCCGGCATTCTGTCATTGCCTCAACCCTTTCAGTATTGCGAATGCCAGCCATCAATCACCATAAAACCAAGTGGTCGCAAGCCAGAAAAGAAACGCACCGACAGCGACCATACCCCAAATAACTGCGGCAACGACCATTAGTCATCCGCCTTTCGATCCTTGATTCGGCTTACGATTTTCTCGACCAGTTCGGAGTCGCCGAGCTTCCGCTTGGCGATCGCCTGGCCAATTCCTAGCAGGCCGCCGCCACCCGCAGCAGCCGCAGCAACCGCGGCCAGTGTGCCGAGTGTGCCCAGCCCACCGCTCTCGGCCTTGTCTTTCACGGCCCCGATGACTCGCTCCCGGACGGCACCTTTAGCTTTATCCAGCAGAGACAGCTTCTCGTCAACCTCAGCCTTATCCTCCGCAGCATCTTCTTTATCCGCCTTTCGCTCTGCCAGCCTAGTCTGCGCAGCTTCCTTCAACGCATCCTTCAACGTCGCAACCCCCCGCTCCTCGCCGGCCAGCCGATTCGCCGCGTAGGTTCGGGCAGTCTCGACCAGCAGCGGCACGAGTACCTCTTTCGCCCGGGTCTTGATCCGATCGCCCAGGCTCGCCTCCGTCGCCTTCACCGCTTGAACGGCTCCTGCTGCCTCTCTGGCGTTCGCGTTCATTGCGGCCTCGTACTGAGCCGCTTTGCTCTCCAGGGCGTACAGGCGGCGTTCTAGGCCCCTTATATCGGACGTGTTGCTGGTCAGGCCGGGGAACGGGTTGCCGGCCGCGGGTGGATTTTGCCGATTGTCTCGACGGTGCTGGAACCCGAATCCCTGGCCGGGGCCGGTCGGGCAGTTGCCGTCCGGGCAATTGAACGGCCGGGTTGCGGTGTCGCGTAGCAACGGCAGCACGGGTAGCCGGCCCGGCGTGTCAACAGTCTCGTATACTAGGCTGTAACCGTCGCGCAACGCGCCGACCGAAGCCCTACCGCTGAAGGCAGCCCGTAGCTCCGATACAGTCATGGCCAGCCCATGACCCCCCTCTCGCTCACTATTGCCCCCGTCAGACCGCCAAGCCAGGAGCCCCACGATCGTCGAGCCGTCCTCGCTGAATATCGCCGAACCCGAACGACCGCCCGCAGGTGGGGGGAGGAACTTCATTACTCCGCCGCCTGTGGCGAGTACCCGGCCGCGGAACAAAGTTGGCCAGGACCCACCGGAGCACCCCACCGATAGGACGGTGGCGCCCGATTCGGCGTTGGCGCCGGCGAACGGAATGGCTGGCGGCACGTATCCGCCCAACGCCGCCAGCGGCACCTGAACAACCGCGATGTCCCGGTGACGGCCAGCTTTATAGCTGCTCCACACGACTCGACCTGCAACAGGCACGCTGCGGTAGCCGCGTTGCCAGAAGGTGACCTTGACCGTGGTGCCGACGCTCCCGGCCACGTGGAAATTGGTGAGCACCGAGGCCGTGTCGCCCTGGACGGCGAACACGCACCCCGTCCCGATGCCGTCGCCACTACGCACCCTAACCGTAGCGCTTATGATGTCGGCGTTGGCCACCTGGCACAGCATCACACCCAGTGCTACGCCGAGTCCTGCCATGAACCACAGGGATCTGTTTACGAGCGTTTCCACTCTACGTACGCTTTTCCAATTCATCGCTTTTCTCCTGTAAACTGTGGATAGTGTAACGGTCAACGATTGTGGCCTTCGGCACAAACAGCAAATTGCCTACCATGCCCGTCGATTCGTTGATTGACGAGGCGATGCACAACACATCGCTCGATTCCCACACGGCGTAGCCAATGGTCGTAGCCAGAAGCGACGCTGCGTCCTGGGGAAGTTCCTCCCGTGCTGTCCACTTGCTGGAAAACATACTATGCCACCAGCGAATTACGACTTGCTGGCCCCTCGCTGGTTCTCCCGCCGTTGGCCGTCCGGCCGCATTGCTGATGCCTGGCTCACTCATCGCTTCTCTCCTTTGGTTTCAGGTCTTCCGCTTGACAGTCGGCGATTTGGTGTCAGTCATGTCGGTTTCTTGTCCGGCATGTGTTCGCAACACGTTCGCCGATACCCGTCAGGCGTCGGCGTGCCGCACTCGTCTTCGCTCCAGCAGCCGGGCTCATCGCAGGCCGTGAGAAAACAGTCCACTCGTATACAGTAGGGGCAACCATGGATCAATTCATCAGCGAACGGGCTCTGGGCCTCTAGTCGTTCGCTGGACAACCCTCGCCAGCCACAGTCCTTACACACGGTCTTGTAGGGTTTCGTCATTGCTTCTTTCTGCGCCCAACGAACCTCGCCACCCGCTTCAGCGTCCGGGCAACGATCACCCGTACCGGTCGCAAGGGCCGCCACTTGATTTTTGCGCGTTGGGTCGGTTGGGTCAAGGACTCCTGGGGCCGGACCACGGACTGCTCGGCCTTTTTGCTGGCGTCGGCAGAGTGGTCGCACTGGGCGTTGACAACCTCCTGGGGCACTGCCCGGATGGCCCAGCGTGCCGTCACGTCCGCGACGTGGTTGGCCACGTCAGCGTTGGCGGTTGCCGGCCACATTATTGTGGCCACGATAATTGCTGCGTACTTCATCTTCAGTTCTCCTTTGTTGGTTGGCTGTCCGCAGTTTGTCGGAAGACATCCGTGATGAGTGCCGGATGAATCCACTGCGCGTCATACGGCTCGCAATCGGGGTCCGTCTTTAGCAGTCGCACCTCGACCGACTCCTCGCCGACGTCGGTCACATCCGCCGCCAGTCGCACCCAGGGCTGCCCGTGGCCGATTAAACCGCCCGCTATTATCACCCGATCACCGATTGTCGGCCGCGGCTCGTGGCGGGGCAAGGCCAGTAGCCTCTGAAATTCACTGCCGTTTCCTTCGCAGTTACTTCTGACGTTCGTGGACATGATTTTTCTCCTCGGTTGTCGGTTTAGCGGGGCACTGCCCCGCGGTCATATAAGGTCAGTACCAGGTGGTTTCGGCGGCATTAAGCATCACCCCCCTTCGTGGTTTTGTTGTCCTTGACTTCCTTGACAGCGTGGATTCTCCGAAAGGCATAACCGACTGCCGCCGTCACGAACAGGATGGCCCAAACGAAAGACGCGAAGCTCCACACGGCTGCTCCCGTCCACCAGAGTAAATCGTCAATGGAGCCCACGCTACACCGTCCTCGCTGTTTGCTTTTCCTTGGCTTGTTCCGCGGCTTCCGCTGTTTTTTCTAGTTTGTCGACAATAGCCTCAAGGCGGACAATCTCCTCGTATTGCTCCAGGATAACCTTTGCTGCCTCTTCCCGGACCAGTCGTTCTCGTTCAGGTCTGCCCGTGGCGTTTCGCGTGAGGCAGTCGGCAAAGTGTAGGCCGTTATTCATCGTTAATCACCCCTTCGCTGTTTGCTTGGGCTGCTTGCTCCGCGGCTGCGAGAGTAGAGTAGCACTCAAACACGCGATACGGCTCTCCCTTGATTCCGTAATATGCCCAGTAAACACCATCCTCCACGCCCCACCCAACCCACCGTTTCGATATGGTGCCATCTTCCTCGGGCCGCCAGACCGTGTCGCCTGGTACAACGTGTACGCCGTCTTTTGTTTTTTCTAGTTTGTCGACAATAGCCTGGAGGCGGTCACGCTCTTCGCGGAGATCCAGCTGACGCGCCTGTAGTTCTCGATATTCACGCTGCCAGTAATTGTTGCCGTAGCCCATGTCTAATCCCCTCTCGCTACCACCATCGCGGTGTTCTTGAATTCTGCGGCGTCGTCCATCCAAGCGTGATCACGCTTCAGTACCCGCGGTTCGTGTATCGTCGTGTTCCGTGGCTTCTCTGCGACCAGTTCGTGCCCCCGCGGCAAGTTCTGCCGTTGCCGGAACCACCAGACCTCGCGAACGTTACTGGGTATCTTGATCTCTGACCACGGCCACATTGCTCGCCACCAACCGAGGCGGTGCCAGTGCCGATAGACGGGGTCCGACAGGACCATCGCCCGGACTTCGATGCCACGCTTGCCTAGCTCTTTTGCCAGCAGCGTCGCGGAGTAGCCGCCAAAACTGTAGCCAACAATCTTGACCGACACGTGGTTGTCGGCAGGTCGCATTCTCCAAATTAACTCGGCCAACTCTGACCAACGGTCGTTCCATGCACGCAACTCCACTCGCGTGTCCGGGACGGAGTGTTCAGAATGCAACCAACTCCACAGCCCCACGACTCCGTTCGGCGTGCCCTCGGATTGAAGGAAGCCGCAGATACAGATTATCCAGTTCTTTATCGGTTGGTGGCTCATGGTATCTCATCCCCACGCGTCTGGTATCGCTCCTCACTCCAGCCGCTTTCCTCTTCCGAGCATTTCAGCAGTTTGATTTTGCCGGGGCAAGCACGACACTCTAACACCATTTGTCCCGGCAGTCCATGCCGAAACGCCGGGCGTTTGTAAGCCGCTTCGCATCGCGGGCATCTGTAATACTCGGTACAGCCTGTGACGCAGAACAGTATCGCGACGATCAGTAATAGCCGCTTCATGGCATCACCTCCACGGGCTTGTACTCGGAATCCAGTTGGTCTATTTCCTTTTGAATATCCGTCATGTCGAAATCCATCGGAAGAATAGTTCCGGGTACGTCGCCTACTGTCGGCAGGTACCGGAACTCGTCTCCAGGACGACAAGGAACGCCGGGGTAGCTCGATTTGATAAACTCGGCGCGCACCCGCGTCCTGTCTGATATTCGCACCCACGCAAGAACACGATCGCCCTCATCGTGGATCACTTCGGCGCAAAACTCAATCATGGCATCACCCCCACCGGTTCCATAACCGGATGTTCCGTCCCCTCCTGGCATCGATCGCAGTACGTCAACTCGATTCGCACGCCGTTACGACGAATCCACGCCTCCCACTTTGCTGCCTTGCTGTTGCACTCACTGCATTTCCTGGCTTCATTCATGGCATCACCCCCACCGGTCCCTCGCGTGTGCTTTGCAATAGGTCTCGACCCGTATTGGCTGCACACCAACAACCACTGTTATACTGCCGTTTTGCGGCACCTCGCCACACGCGACGCATTTAGGGAGCGGGCCCGGCTTCCTTGGTGGATAGCGATAACCAACTCCTGGCACCCACTTCTTCCCGCGATTGTGTCCGGGCAGACCCGCTTGTACGCTCATGGCATCACCCCCACCGGTTCCCACACCGTCCCGCGGTGGCCAGACCCCCATCCGCCCTCAACACACCGCCAGACCACTCCATCGCTGACGAGGATCGCCCCGGGGAACGCCGTGTATCCACCGGGAGATTCCCGCGGGTCGCTCGGGCTCTCGGTGTCGCCGTACACGGCCGGCAATGCGTAGCCCGGGGCATGGTCGACGCGATTGGGCGGGTTGCCCACGAACGTCGAGCCCTCGTCAATGTCCAGATACATCGCAATCAGCCCGGTCGACGACACCCGGCTGTGGTCTCGAATCTTCAGCGTGCTCTTGCCCCGCTCGCCGCCGGCCTCCAGGTAGTTGCCGGTCATCGTCACTGTAGAGCGCTCGATCAGCACGCACGCATTACGGCTCACGTGGACCGTGCTGTTGGCGATGGTCCCGCCGTTCCACCAGTCTCGCCAGTGATAGCCTGTCAGGTCGTGAACGGAGTTGCAGGTGTCGATCTTCAGACAGCAGTGCGTGGGATGCGCCGTGTCATCGTCGCCGTTCCCGTCGGCGAGTACTCCAATCCGGTTGCGCTGAAACTGGGAATCTCGAATTGTGCCCGATACCATTCGGGCCCCCGCCATTGGAGACAGACGTACGCCGACGTTGAAGTTCCGGAACGAGCAGTCCTCAACGAGGAATGAATCGGCTTGGCAGGCTGCGATGGCGTGAGCATTGGTCGTGTACCTCTTGTAATTCTCGCTCTGGTAGAACGCGATGCCCGAAACGCGCCACTGTCGGCCGGCTCGGTGCCCATCGGAGTCAGGCCCGCCGATCGTCAGCATAGCCTTCATCGTGTCGTTGGCCGGGCGGAATACGGTGGGGCCGTGACCTGGCCGGCTGTGGTAGCGACCGTAATAGTGGCTGCCGTTGCCGCGTAGGTCGAACGACACGGACCATTGATTGCGGCCGACGATGATTCCCGGGCCGCCGATCCACACAGTGCCGCCCATCACTGTCACGTGCTCGCCGGCGGATAGCAGCCGCGACAGAACTTCGGCGTTGTGGTCGGCCGCGGTGCGATCGTTGTAGATGATTTCGTTCTCGCCCCAAGTAGGCGAGTCGGCAGTCAAGGCCACCACGTCAGAGACGCACCCCACCAGAGCCGCGCCGCCGACGACTCCGCAAATAACCATCACGCCGATCAACATACAGTCGATTGGATCAATTCGCTTTTTCATATCGTCACTCCGTCAACAAACATTGCCACAATGCGGGCAAATAGCGAGCGTGCCCCAACAACGGAACCCGCAACCGCATTTCGAGCAGTAAAAAAACAGGTCGGTCATAGCGTCACTCCGTCATCCCGTAAAATTCACGCACCAACTGCCGGGCCTCCACCTCTGCGTCAATGTCATCCCAGGGCGGCTCGAGGTATTCTTCCCATTCGTCCTCTTCGTGTTGCTTCGGCATTACGTCGCTCCGTCGCCCCGTCGCCCATGCAATGCGGACAGATAACCAGTGAGTCGGGCATCGCCTCGAACTCGCACCCGCACGAGCATTGGTAGCGGCGGCTGTACAGGAACCAGATTAAGTCGGTCATATCGTCACTCAGTTATACGCTTCATCGTCGTCACTCCACTCGCTGGTTATCTCAAAATCCCGGTAACCGGCTTGCGCCGGCTGGAGGTTCTGCTTTGCCTTCCCTTTAAGGTCGGACTCCTCCGTCGTAGCCCGTTGCGCTGCAGCGCGTCAGACTTCGCAGTTGTTGACGACACCGGAGCAAGCTATGGGGCAGGACTCGAACCTGCATCTGACCCGTGTCACCGGGCCCGTGTTACCGCGCTCTCAGTGATTCCACTTTCGAGCAATTACACCACCGCATATCAAAATGCCGCCGCGACGGCCTCGCAAGGGGGCAGCACTGCGAGACCGCCCGGCAGCGTGACACCTAAATAAACCACAACTCCGCAAGCCTTGTCAAGGACATTCGTTGAGATACGATCCAGACGGACCATCATCTTCGTCCTTCTCTGGCTTGCCAAGCATCACCGCCGCAGGGATGCCAAGCCCTTCGCACACGCGCTGTCGCATTGACAAACTCAAACGCCGTTTGCCAGCCAGCACTTCTGATACTTTGCTGCGACTGCCGATGTATGGCACCAGGTTAACCGGTTTTAGCCCCGCCTGTTCCATCCGAAACTTGATGGCCTCGATAGGATCGAGCGGTATGCCGTCATGCCAGTGGTCGCGTTCGTAGACGTTGATTAAATCCAGCAGCACATCGAGTTCGTCGCGCTTTTCCATCAACGTCGCGACGCGGCCTACGGCCTCGCGGTAGTCGGCTTGTGTCCGGATTGGTCGGATGTTCATCACCCATCTCCCGTGTTGTCGTCCTTCGTCGCCCCGGCACGTAGTTGCGATTGCATTGCTTCGTGTGCTTTCTCGTCGTACAATGTCACCCACACAATGCCAGGTGGGTTCATTTGCTGCGACCGAGCGATTGAAGTACACCGTTTGCGTTCGATCTCCACCGCGTCGCGTATCTGCTCGGCGATGGCATCTTCGAGTACGCTCTTCCTGTCAAGCAACATGTACCGGCCCATTGAAGTGCCAACGAGGTGCTTCCCAATCACGTGTTCGGCCATCTTCTGGGCGGAGTCGGATTGTTTGGGCGACTCGTGTTTCGCCTCGTGTTTCCCCAGGGCAGCGAGGACAGTCTGAAGTACAAACGCCGCGGTGCCATGCCCACGCCACGTAGCCGCCAGCAGGTATTCGACGGCCGCCTCTCCGTCTACGAGCAGATCGTCCAGCCTGGCGTCGTCCAACGTTAACGTAAGATCACTCATGTGCATTCTCCTTAAAATCGGCAGCCGCCGGCCACCCGAAGGCGTACGGGAAGGAGTAATCGACCGGCCCTACCGGACAATCCCGGAACCGGCGGCTGCCTGGGGTTAATCTGGTTTATCCAACTCGCTGCGCTGAAACACCGCATCGGCAACGACGTCATGCCGAAACCAAAACCGCACCGTATACCACGTGCCATCGACGGAGTGATGGCAGTCGATCGTCTCGCCGTCGAGCGCGTCTTTGTCTTGTTCCCATCGTTTATTGGTTTTTTCGTAGTGTCCACCAAACAGCGGATCGTCAGTAGCGACCCACCGTTCATCGTATGCCTCGTGCCACAGCGTGCCGTCTTCGCGGAGTTCGTAGTTGTCAAGGTTCTGCGTCGGCGTGTCTTTGCTCTGCCACTCGGTGCTATCCTGCACCTCCGGCCACGGCAACGTGTATTTGATTTCGAGTGTGTCGAACATGCCCATTGTTACCTCGCTGCCTAGGGTTTCTAGTTGGCCCACATGCATACGGTCTTGATTTCCTTTGTCTTCGCGCTCGACGCCTTGTTGTCGATCTGAATGTCCACGCGGTGCCATGTGTTCATTCCGGCAGTCTCGTAATACAACGACGACGGATAACCACTCAGCAGGAATTTGCCTTTCCTTTGCCACTCAAGTAATGGACCAAGTGTTTCAACAGCATCATCGAAACGGCTGGCGTCGACCGCGACGCTGCGCCCAAGTAGTGCGAGCAATCGCACATGATCGCTGTACGTCATCTCGTACTCGCCACTGCTCCGCGTCTCAGCCAAGTACGGTGGGTCGCAGTAGAACAGCGTGTTCGGCCCATCCTGCTGGCGGATGACCTTCAACGCATCGTCGTTGAGAATTACCACCCGCTTCAGCCGCTCGTGTATTTCCGGCAGCCCTTCGATCGCAGTCAACCACGACGATACTTGTTCGTTCATCCCGCGACGAGTACGGTTACGAGACAGCGTGGCGAAGTCTTTGCCAAGGCCCTGGCGTGACTGGCGGTTATTTATGAAAAACGCGGCCCCTCGTTCCGCCAACGATTTGCCGGTTGTAACAGCAGCCATGGTCGTATTGGCCTGTCGCCACTCTATCTGCGACAACGGCGTTGCGTCGATGAGTCGGCAAAATGCCTCGAATGATGTCGGCGACTGCAATGCTTTCCAGAACGCGGTGAGCCGCCCATCGATATCGTTCACCACCTCCGACACGCCCTCAAAGTCTTTCTGCAACAGCACCGAACCCATGCCGAAGTGCGTCTCGACGTAATGAACATGCGGCGGCATCAACTCGATGATCCGTTTGGCGAGATGAAATTTGCCGCCGTGCCACTTCCCGGGTTGCGTAAGTTTCGTCATCTTCTGGGCGGAGTCGGATTGTTCGTTAGCCGACAAACGTTCTCGCCGTGTTTCTGCGGCGTTGCAATCTGTACACAACACGGTGTCTCCGCCCAGCCTCCACCCGACGTCCCGAGCGGCCCATTCGCACCGCGACAGACTATCTCCGTCAACCTCTAGTAATCCTTTACCAAGATGATTGCGACAATACTCCGCGTCACACACTAGCCGGAGCCTGTATCCCGTTCTCTCAATTCCCATCGGTTGTCTCGCTTTCTATTCGTTCAATCAGGTAGGTCGAATTTATGCCCGAGGTAAGTATGATCATTAGCACCTTGTCGCCGTAGCGTACCGGCTCGGCGGGCGGCTCGGCGGGCGGCTCGGCGGGCGGCTCGGCGGATTCGTGCTTCTCCATTGCGTCGGCCAAGAGCCTCACTGCCTCGCGGCGAACCGACTCGAAATATAAGGGGGCAACACTGAGATTGAGGTCGGTGGGACTAGCCGCAGCAACCGCAGCCCGCAACCTCGCGGCGCTCCAATCATCGGGGCACTCTATTTCCAGCTTCATGTTCATTCTCCTCTAAAATCAGCAGCCGCCGGCCACCCGAAGGCGTACGGGAAGGCATTTATACCGGTATCACCCGGCATCCCGGGACCGGCGGCTGCCTGGGGTTTATAATTCATCCCGCGACGTCGCCGCCTTCGCCCGCAGCTTTCCCAGCCGCTTGCGCTCCTCGACGGCCATGTCGATCGTCTGTTTCAGGTCGTCGATCTCGGCGAGCAACAGGCCGATGAAATCAATGACGTCGCCTTTATGGTTCAGTTTTGCATACGCTAGCTGCGCAGTATTTTCGTAGTCACCGCACGCCCATGCCTTGCCGGGCCTGAATCCCTTCGCTGCCTCAATCATTTCGTCGGTTGTCATCGTGTCACCTCGCCAACTATCGTAACCTTCACCTTCACGGGTCGCACTTCGGCGCTGTAAGACGTCAATTTACGCATTGCCTCGCGAGCCAGCTTGCGCGTACGAAACGTGCGTACGGTCTGATCGTCCCGCGCCCCCCCCGGCCAGCAGAACCGGCCGACCAATAACCAGTCGGCCGTGCCGCCGGGCTCACCAAAATTCACGGCCAGTGCCCAGCGAGTCTCGGTAGCGTACACAGTTGCGCCGCGGGTTGTCATGGCTGCTCCGATCATGGCTGCTCCGATTCGGTCAGTGCCCTGGCGTATTTGACAACGACACCCACTTGCATGGCAATGGCGTGTTTTTCTTTGTCCGTGGCTTTGTCAGCCACAAGCATGCCCGCAACAATACCGCCGCCCCAAGCCGGGCTGCTTTCTGGGCTCATCACCTCGTTCAGGCGGACAGCGGTGGAGGATACCCCTACGTCTGCCAGCATCGCGCCTAGCGTTTCTTTCGCCGCTTGCCAACAGGCTCGGTGGTCGTCTGCTGTTCTGCTCATCGCTTCGGTCCTCCGTTTCCCGTCTCGCCGGCCCGGCTATCGTCTAGTGTTTCGATTACGACAATCGCCCGTTCCGGCCCCCTCGTGGTCCAAATCTTCTGGGTGTCTTGCCAGATAACGATTTGCGCGTCGTTCCTATACAGCACGCCCTCCATCGCATCACCCAAGCATCGCTGCAACTTGTCGACGTCAGGCGTCTTCGTGTAGTGAATCGGCGCGCTAAGTTTCAGCTTGTCGGCATTGCGACCTGTGCCAAAATGACACTTGGGGCGAAGGAAGTAGAACGACGCCGTCACGCGCAGCGCACCGGTCAGCACGTCACCAGAGTACGCTTCACGAGCCGCGTCAATCACGCGCGACATCCATGCTTTTGATTTTGGGTTGTCGTCCTGGACCGCGATACCCGGACGCCCGCCCTTGCGAGTGATCGGGCGGCCCCGTTTGCTGCCGCGTTGCTGGGGCGTACCGATTGCGGTGAATTCAATTTTCACGTTCACCTCCGGGTTCGGTTACATGTGACAATCGAAAATCTAGCAGGTCCAGCAGATCCCGGCCCTTTGCGATACTTAAGCACGGGAGCGGCAGAGCATCCACGTGCTTTGCAACCAGCCCCTCGGTTGACTCGATAATGCGCATCATCCGATTTACCCATTGTATTATCTTGCGCCAGTATATTCTCGCCGCTTGAGGTTCGCCGGCGTACATCAACAAGTTCGTCACGAGGACGTTCATTTCGTCAGCCGCTCGGCATAGCGTCTTGCGCTCGGCCTGGCTTTGCTCTTGCTGTTTTGTAAATGCGACCATCACTCACCCCGTGTATTCGGCTGTCGGCTGTCGGCTGTCGGTTGTCGTTCTTCGTGTATTGCCCGACTGACACCCTTCAGCACTTCGAGCATTCTCTCGCCGATCAGCGGTACCGCAGACACAGGAATCGTCACCGTCGGCACTTCGCCTGTCGTGTCGACCGTGACCGTGTGATATGGGCACGGCAAGGGTTGCCCGCAAACGATGCCCGGTGCGTACGGGTCTGGTCTCTGGCAGTTCATCATTCACCTCCTGGGTATTCGGCTGTCGGTTACCAGTCGTCCGCATTGGACGAGGTGCCGTCTCCGCACTCTCCAAAATCGTACTCCTGCTGTGTTGATAATGCAGCGGTACCAAACGTCGTGGCACTCGCGTTCCACGTCAGTTTGAAGTTGCCTGTCGGTCCGTTGCGATTCTTCTGCACGAGTAGCTCTGCTTGTCCGTGTAGCATCTCGTCCCTTGGCTCGTAGACTTCAGCCCGGTGAATGAACGCCACGACGTCGGCATCCTGTTCAATTGCTCCGGACTCGCGGAGGGAGCTTAGCGTCGGTCGGTGATCCTTGTTTTGCTCGCTCTGCCGATTCAACTGGGCGAGACACAAGACCGGTACGTCAAGTTCCCGGGACAGCGTCTTCAGGTCGCCAGACATTTGCCCTACAGCGGTGTGGCGGGCGGCCCGTCTATCGTCCACCGCAAGCATTTGCAAGTAGTCCACGACGACCAACGCCAGAGACTTCTGCCGCTTAACCCGTCGTGCAGCCAGCCGGATGTCGCAAACTTTCAATCCCGGCCGATCATCAATGTGCAACTCTGCTTGCCTCAGCGAGTCACCTGCAACGTCCAGCGCGGACAGGTCCGTCGCCGTGAGCGTGCCTCCGCGGATGGTTCGGCTGGATACCTTGGCCTTTGCACAAACCGCGCGAGTCATCAACTCGGTGCTCGACATCTCGCACGACCAATAAAGAACCACCTCGCCGTCCACTGCATTGTGCAATGCGATCTGTAGAGCGAGTGCAGTCTTCCCCATGCCGGGCCGGGCGGCCAACACCACAAGCTCGCTGTTGTGAAGCCCGCCGAGCCGCCGGTCATAGTCGTGCAGGCCGGTCGGCAGTCCGGATGATACGTTGTTCGCGTATCGCTCGTGAGCTTTCTTCAATGCGTCGTCGACCGCTGTCTCGGCCGTCACTAGGTCGGCTGCACGCCGCCCGGCCGCGATGTTGTCTATCTGCCGGGCGACTCGGCCGCAGAGTTCGTCGGGATCGATTTGCAAGTCGTAGGCATCCTGGAGTGTTTCGGTGGCGGCGTTGATTATGCCTCGCCGTTTGCTCGCCGTTTGAATAATTTCGGCATAGTACGTTGCGCTGCTGGCGTGTGGCACAGAGTTGCCGACCTCCCACATATAGGCAGTGCCGCCCGCACGCTCCCAATCGCCGGTGGCCTTTAGTGCTGTGGCAAGCAAGGTAACATCAATCGGCTTGCCCGCCGCGTGCAGTTCCAGCAGCCGTTCGTAGATGACCTTGTTGGCGTCGTTGTAAAAATCTTCCGGGCCGATCACTTCAATCACTTCGTCGAACATCGCCCGCAATAAGATGATGCTTCCGATCACGCCCTTCTCGGCGGCGAGGTCGTGCGGCGGGCTGCGGCCTAGGATTTCGGAGTCAGTCATAACCAACTTCTTCCATTACTTCAGCTACGCTGATTGCGTCATACGTATCCAAGTGAACCACCCGCCCGTCAGGCAAAAGTTTGCTCCACAACCAGTAAGAGCCAGGTAGCTCGCTCGTGTATTCCCATCCGCACGCCGAGAGAAACGCACTTCTCGCCTTATCCAGCGCACACTGTTTCGACTTCATTTTTTCCCATGCTGCTTGTGCGGGAGATAGTAGATCACTCATGTCGCCGTCCTCTGGTCTTTCCCTTTCAGTTCAAACTGAGTCCCCGCCAGCAGGCGCGACGCAATTCTGTCGTCGAATACGTTCGCCACGTCGCTGGGCGGCACGTTCCCGATGTAGACCCCGACGCTGTGGTTGTTCGCCTCGCGGCATTCGAGAAACCGGTGCAACGCCGTTAGCGGCAAGTCGGTGGCCGACCCCGTGCGTAAACCGATTTCGTCGAGTACGACGAACGGCTGTGACTCGACCAGGTCGAACACGTCGGAAGCCCGCCGCTGCATTATCGCGCCGCAGACCTCGTCCAGTGTCCACACCTGGCTGATTGTCAGGTCTGCCAGGCAGAGGGCCGCCCGTGTCTTCCCGGCACCGACCGGGCCATGAATGTACAGCGGCCAGTCAGCCTGCCCGGTGACCATCTCGCGGAAGGTAGCCCTGAGGTGTTCGTCAATCAGGTCGATGTACCTCTCCACCTTTGGCGTCCGCACTCGTCTTGCCGCGCACCGCAGCGAGAGACGCCGCCGACGGGACGTGTGACTTGTTCTCGTACTTGCGCTCTCTTGGGCGAGTCGGATCGCTTCGTCCCACCTGACGCCCGGGTCCGTTTCCTGGTCTTCCATCGTTTCCTCCTGTCGGTGGGCACACGCCCTTGTAGCCGTTTCCGATTGAACTATCCACAGCCGCCACGAACCCCGCCGGGCCGACAGCCTTGTGTGTCTTCAGCAAACGCTCGACTTCGCCCGGCGTCTTGTACCCCTCTCGCCGCCGGCGCTTGTGCGCGAGCCAGTCGTCGACAGCGGTCCGAACCTCCGGTGTATCCATATCGGGGGGGAACTTGACGTCGTCGACGGTGACTGGCTTTCGACGTTTTGGTTTTGAACCCTTCGATGTTGTCGAATCGTTCGCGCCTGAATCCCCACCGGCGTCTTGCGCCGGGATCTTAGTATCCCTTCTATTCCCTTCTATTCCCTTCCCTTCAGGCGGGAGCGTTCCGGAATCCTCCGGAATGTTCTGGAGCATTCTTGTGATGCCATCGCTGGTGGCCTTGGATTTGTTGCACGATTCACAAGCCAAAACGAGGTTATCCTCTGCTGTGGTGCCACCTTTTGACTCGGCAACGAAGTGATCGATGCTCAGAGAGAAGGCCACCCAAAAGCCGGGTTTCCCCGTTTGGGTTGTCGGCCACCAAATGGAACCCTTGGTGCCGCAGTAGTAACACTCGCATTCGGCGCTTCCACCAGGCTCGCATCCATATTTAACTGCGAGAGCCCTCCGGAGCGTTACCGGAATGTTCCGTTTTGTTCCAGAGAGTTCTGGAATGATACGGCTTGGCTGCGGATGTGAAACCTTCTGGTGTTTATCGAACCCCTTGATCTGCAAGTAGTTACGACTACCGACACCCTCATGCAGGGTAAGTAATTCTGCCGCAACCAAAAGGTCGATTAGCACAGCAGCATCCACCATATCGTGGGGCAAGACCTGAAGTTTCAATTGTATCGGGTCGTAAGGCAAATAGCCGGCGTCGTCAGCGAAATTCCAAAGGCCGATGAACAACAACCTCGCCTCAAAAGGTAGCCGAACGATCGTTCCGTCGGTCCAAAACTCAGGCTTAATGGTCCGAATCCGCGCCATCAGCGCACCCTCCGTGTTAGGTATCACGTCGCCGGGCAGAAGAAAACGGCTCCGCCCGGTGCAACCAACCGACAGGCGTGAGCGTGCCAAGAAGTCCGGACGGAGCCATATTATTGATCGACGGGGTCCGTCGGTTCGTTGCGGCGTCGAGTTTAGCAGGTTGTCGGTCATTCGTCAAGCCCCGCTTCCTCGGTCACGTCAACCCGCCGGCGGATGAGTTCGTGCAGGTAGTCTCGCTGCTTGTACGAATTCTCGGCGACGTCTACGGCCAGGTGGATGACGTGGTAGGTCGCTTCAAATGCGATCGCGCAGACGACCCAGAAGAATATTATGACGCCCGCGGCAAAGGGGGTGAATCGCATGCTCTCATCCACGGCGACCGCACCCGCCAGATCAAAAACCGACAGCATGGCATAAACCAGACTCGCCGCCATGAGAAAACGAAACGCACCAGCAACCTGCCGTGCGCTCCGGTAGTAATCCTTTGGCATTGACCGCCAGAACATAGTGGGAGTGGGACGCGGCCGAATCGTCGCGCTGCTTTGATTCGCGGCGTCCGGCGACTTCGGCCGGCCAATCGGCACCGTCGGACCTTCCGGCGGCGGCGGCGGCGGGCGCTTGACGATGGACGGCGGCTGTAGCGGCACCTCCTGCGGTAGCACCCCGTCAAACAGCCGGCCGATCTTCTCGGCTGGCAGCCACTCCTGTTCGTCGCCGTCCCGCCGAACCATCGTTTCCGGCCGGATCGCGCCGATCGTCGCTAGTTCCTTCAGCCGCCTCGAATCAACCGGCCCCCGTTGTTTTCCGCCGTCTCGATAGTACCAATTCCGCATCATATTACACACCCTCCCCGTCTTTTCCCATCTCTCGCGCCCGCCGCCAAGGCAGCCCCGAGGCGTCGAGCCACGGTTGGATTATCGGTTTTCGGTTGGCTATCATTCGTTGGCCTCTGTTGAGCCTGGCGTTCGATTCAAAATCTTGTCTTGTCTTGTCGGGTCGCGTCATGTCCTGTCATGTCGAGTCCCGTCGAGTCCGGTCTAGTCGCGTGTTCATTCGCTCTTTGGCTTCATCAAGTCAATGACCTTTGTCGCGTCCGGTTCATGCATGTTTGGCAAGTTGGCTCTCTCTAACCGCTTCCGGAACGGCCCGCCGCCAAACAGATACAGAAGGCCGGCCTGTGCTGTGTTCAGGTTATGGTCTCGCCGCTGGTCGTCTGTGAGCCGGCTCGTGTCAGTATGGGTCGCTACGCGGATGGCTCGCTTGGCCAGCTTGCGTGACCGCTTGATCTTGCCGCTTACATCCACAACCTTCTCATGGTCGTGTAGACACTTCCACGCCTGCAAGCCTTTGTCCCAGCGCCAAATGACACCGTGCTCACGTTCGACGTGTATGATTGCCGAGTTGACGTTACCGTAGCCGTTGGTCTGTGACTCACACGACCGGCCGATAATGTCTGCCATCTGCGCTCTGGTAAACGTATCGCCCGCGTGCCCTGTTTTGAATCGTTCAATCGCCTTGGCTGTGTGCGGACCCATGATGCCCGGGAATTGCGGCGGTTGGCGTTTAGAACCATCGCCGAGACGATCATCCGCTTGCGACAAAGCATCGCGCCGCAGTTCTTCATATGTCGATGGTTTGCTCATTCGTCAAGCCTCTTAGGGTTAGGGTAAAAAATCTTGTCTTGTCTTGTCGGGTCGGGTCGTGTCAAGTCGGGTCGTGTCTTGTCATGTCCCGTCAAGTCGCGTTGAATGAATAAGTGCGTCTTGTCTTGTCTTGTCGGGTCCAGTCTAGTCGAGTCCCGTCCTGTCGAGTCAGGTCATGTCCAGTCGCGTCGGGTCAGACTACCTCCACTTCCTCAGCAGCAAACTCTTCAATCGCACACCGCCCGTTAATCCCACCGTTCTGCACGCGCATCGAACCGAACCCGATGAACTTCCCAAAGGCGTCCAAGTGTCGCTCCATCACGTCGCCCGTGATCTTGTTATCGAACACATGAACGACGGCATCTGCTCGCCACTCGGTGATGGTGGGGAATATCTTGATGACCCGCTTGCTGCCTCCTCGCTTGCCGTCCGACGGCACAAACAACTCGCGGCCCTCGACGTCATCCAGGGTAATACGCGACCCGTCGGCCTTGTACAGCAACAGCTTGTCGACAACCAGGATGCCCGCGATGAATCGCTTCGTGAAGGTCTTGCGGGACTCGCCGGGTATCTTCAGTGATAGCCATTGCGACGCGCTCTCCAATCCGTTCTTTAGTGCAAACGGCTGGAGGAAACACTGTCCATCGGTAGCTACAGCTACCTTCTTACGCCACGTTCGCCGCTCGTGTTGGTCGTGCGTTTCGTCATCCTTCTTTCGTTCGGACACATACATCCCAAACATCAAATCGGAAATGCCAACCACAGTAAACTTACATAGCAACATCGTTCGTACTCCCTTGTTAAAGTAATCAGGTCTTGTCTTGTCCAGTCCAGTCACGTCCAGTCAGGTCAAGTCAGGTCGTGTCATGTCAAGTCATGTCGCGTTGAATGAATAAGTGCGTCGTGTCTTGTCGTGTCGCGTCGGGTCATGTCAGGTCGGGTCGTGTCAAGTCCAGTCACGTCCAGTCACGTCATGTCGAGTCCTGTCAAGTCCAGTCACGTCCAGTCGAGTCGTGTCAAGTCATTTACGCTTCACCTCTCGGAAACTCCCGAACCCGCAACTTCGTCGGCCATGCATCCGGGTATGGTTCGCCGTGCGGTACTTTCAGTAGCTTGCCGCCGATGTTAATTTGCTTGACGTAGACCGGCGTCCCCGCGTGTCGGCACTGGTGCACAACAAGATCGACATCGCCTATGTTACCGACCCTTGCACCCTTGCCGGACTCGTGGCCGACGATGGTCCAGCCGATCGACTCGCCTTCGCAGATCGAGCATGCGTCAACGCCTGGATCGTGGTTCCCCTCGCAGTTGTCACACAACCACGGCGTCAGATCGATCCAGTCCAGTGCCGGCTCGAACGATACGAAATGCACGCGGGCCGGGCATTTGAGCAAGTGCGGTATTCGCTCGTCGGCGGTCTGCTGGTTCTCGACCGAGACGCCGAGACGGACGTTGGGTGCGACGCTGCGTGTTATCGTGGCCTCAGCCAGGACTTGCTCGCCACGGCCGGCGCGAAATTCTTGCCCTACCCACGGCTTGGTGTGAAGGAAGTCTCGCATCCGTTCCGCCCGTTTAGTCAGAATATGGAATCTGTGCAGCGGGCTCATAATCATCACGCAAAACACTTTGGCAATAAACTCATCCGGTACGTCATCGTGAAACAGATCACCCATCAAACAAACCGCAACAGACCGCGGCTTTTTCCACGACAGCGGTTCGGCCAGTCGTTCCGGGAACAGTTGAATCTTGCTGAATGGCTCGTCGTATTGCTTCGGCCGGGGACCCTTCGTCCACGTCGCGTTGCGCCGCTTCGTGTGCAGGTCTGCCGCCCAGCAGTTCTGACAGCCGGGGGATACCGGCGTACAGCCGGTCATCGGATTCCAGGATTCGCCTTTGTATCCCGGCTGGTTGAGCCATTCGATTCCGTGGCCCGTCTTACGCTTTGCCATCGGTTCGCCCTCCGTTGGTGTTCGTGCGTCATTCCCCCGCGAATACCTCCGCCGTCACCGTTTCGCCGTCTGTCGCTTTTGCCGTGAGGATGCTCACGTCGGCCTCACGTGCGGCGGTTGCAATAGCACGCTGATTCTTTGGGTCAAGGCCTTCCCAGAACTCTTGCACCAACGGTATCAGCCCGCCTTCCCCTACAGCCTCGATAGCCAGGTCGACCGCGATGCGAGACCGCTCGCCCTGCGATAGGTCGGCGTAGAATGTGCTCGGTCCGCGGTCGGTGGTGACGACCAGCCGCTCAGCCTCGACGCGCAATGGGCAACCCGTGACCGCCAGCGCATTGGACAACACGGCGTCAGTCGCTTTGGCGGCAGCCCGGAGACGTTCAGCCCCAGCCAGGCGGACCTTAATGGTCGTTACCGCCTCTTGTGCGGCCACCTGCGACATCTTGGCTCGTCGGACGTTGGTGCCGGTTTCGATGGCCTGGGTGGCCTCCAGGCAACGCTGGCGGGCAGCGTCAACCTCTTCGTCGGGGACCGGTTCGATATTGAGGCCGGCGGCAACTTGATGCCGCCACAAGTCCATTGTGTTCTCATGCGACACAGCGCTGTCCAACCAATCTGCTGCGCGGGCATGGTCGCTTTGTTCGGCTGCCAATCCCTCCCGGGCTGTGGTCAGCTTGGCCTCTAATTCCTCAACGACTGCTTCCTTGCGGGTTGCATCGATCGCCGTTTCGTTGAGCCGCTCTTTCGCGGTATCTACGTCCTGGCCGGCGTAGTTGCCTTCCGCCTCTTGGATGTCACGGCTCGCCTCCTCCGCTCTGGCGATCACCTCCCCCGCATGTTCTTGCCGACTCTTTGTTTCCTGGTGGAACCGTACCGCTTCATTCAGAGCGGCCTGCAACTTGTCAGCATCGTCTTCTGCCGTGAGGTCGACGCCCTCGACTGCTTGCCGACGGGCCTCCGCCATGCCGGACATGCGCTTCACCTGATCCTCATCGTCGCGGGCCGCCTTGTCGATGTCGACCTTGATTCGCCGGGCCATCTCTACGATGTCGCCCGCCTCGGTAGCGCGACGAGTGACCACCGAGTCGAATCCTTCTTGCCCGCCCAGCAATGCGTGAAACAGCGACGGGTCGGGTGTTACGCCCAGCATCTCCAGCAGTGCCTTGATTCGTTTGGCGTCAGCCGCGCCGGCATCCTTCAACCCCGGGTCTACCAACATGGCCAGCGACCGCCGGCTGTCGAGCACCCGAACATCCAGTTCGCCGGTTCGCCGCGTACTGCGGCCGACGTGTAGAGTCACGCCGAGCCCGTCGACATGCCCCGACGCCGCACCGTCACGGACAGACAGTTTCCCGCGGCCCGTGGCGATGGCCTCAGCGACGTCTATCGCCTTGGTCTTGCCCGAGCCGTTGGGGCCGCACAGCACGTTGACGCCGGGGACGATGTCCATTGTCAGGTCTTCAATCGGTCCGATGTCTTCGATTTTGATAGTATTGGATTTGGTCATGCCTCACCGTTCTTTCTGGCGGTATCCGCCTGGGGTTAAAGGTTATTGTGCGTTTGACCCTTCGCCGCGGCCGGCCCTGATAGTCTTGTTCGCCCGGTCGCACATTTCGTGAATCACCTTGAGGTCCTCAGCGGAAGGGCCGGGCTTCGCCCCCACGAACCTCTCGCGAACCGCCTGGATTTCCAGGAGCGTACCGGCCTCCGCGAGTGCGACGGTGCAGTCCGTGACCAGGTCCGGCCCTGGCTCCGCAATCGCTTCTGCCTCTTCAGGCTCTTCAGGCTCTTCAGGCTCTTCTGCCTCTTCAGGCTCTGGCGGCTTGTCGGCGGCGCCTACCGAATCGTTGAGCGGAGAGATGCGGGCTTTCTTGCGAGGATCAGGAACAGGGCCGAAAGCCTCAGCCACCGTTTGCTCGCCCTGCTTGATGCCGGTGGCGACGGCCCGCATGAATATGACGTCGTTCGTGTCGATGTCAGGGACGCCCTCTTTGCCAATCAAATGCAACACCTGCGCCTCGGTCGCGCCCTGGTCAGCGAACCACTTAAGCAGATTCTCCCGTATAGTAACCATTGTCGCGCCGTCGCCTACCGCTATTTTCTTGGCACTCTCGCACACCTCATCCACATAGGCTCTAGGGACAACTCGGAAGATCGCATTTCGCAAGCCTCTCGCGCTCGCATTGTTCTTCGCCAAGACGATCATGTCTTCGTTGTAGCGCTTGCCTTTCTTGTCTGTGATTCTAAGCGCGTACTCCATCGTGATCGCTACGTTTGTTTCCAGGTCATGGCACATGCCAATACTCGTAACGGTCAAATCGTCTTCTCCGATGTTGCGACACGCGCACCGAAGATTTCCCCACGTCGAGGCGACGACTTCCGCCAAGCGGATCGACGGCCCGATAATGCGTTTGCCCCCCCGTGGCACGGAATAGAACATGCTCCCGGCGATGGCCTTCGTCATGCACGCCAGTGCTGTCGCTCGCTTTTGAAACAGATCGACCGATCGCGGGAACCGGTGCGCCGTCGCAATCTGTATATCAACTTCAGATCGGTTCAGGGCTTCGAGCGCTTCGGTCCCGGTGGTTACTAGTTCGCCTTGCACGGCCTCGTTTGTATCTGCGTTACTCATCCTATCACTCCACTTCGTATTGTTTGCGACTCGCCTCCGCCCACGTAGACGGAGATAGCTCTGTGTTCTTGCCGTACGTAGCAGTCCCCCACCTACCGGACGCCTTGCATTCCGCCAACGTCCGCAGGTCGCGGTGGACCTTCTCTTCACCGATGGCGAGGTGCTCGGCACTCAGGGTAAATAGCTCGCAGTTGTACGGCGCTCTGTTGCGCGACGCTATGCACCGGAACGGTCGCTCGTCTCCGAACATCGCCTTGACGCCCATGCGGTAGAACGCCGCCTGATAGTCGTAGCCTTGGGGGGCGTACGAGGGGTATTCAATTGACCGGTTGAACGCTCTGGCATCCACGTCCGCCGCCGTCTTAAAGTCGAGGATGCACGTATGGAGGAGCAGGTCGATCTTGCACCGCAGTAGCAGGCCGGTCGCCCGGTCGGTCCAGCGGATGGCATATTCAACCTCCTCGCATGCGTTGAATAGCGTCATCGCGTCGTCGTGGCCGCGTATAGAAGCCATGATCCGTTCAAACGGCTCGAACTCAGCCGGCTTCAACAGCAGTTTGCCAGCGTTGTCGTTGCGGAAGTGAACCCACGCCTTGCCCATCCGTGCGCCGTTTGCACTGAGTGAATCGCGCGGAATCTCAATCACGTTCCGCCCCATCCCGTCGGGGCACAGTACAATATCGTGTGCGTCGTGGCCGAACTTCAGCGAAGGCGTAATCTTCTTGCGAGGCTCGGTCTTGGCGACGTGCCGCTGATAAAACAGCAGCGGATTGTCCATGTCCTGGAGCATCGACCGCGAGACGCCCGGACAAGCATGGTATTCGTCGTTCGTACACTCCCAATGTTCGGGGGTTGCCGGCTGCATCACGGTATCACCTTGTCCATTCTGGCTATCAAGCCTTTCGTCGCCGCGAGGCTGTTGTTGTAGTAGAATGCGTCGTGGTCCCCGAGCGGTCGCGCGGCAGTCTCCAACAGGGCCGCGAGGCATTGCAGCACAACCCGGCACTCGGTCAACCAATGCCGAGCCCTATCTCTAGCGAGTACCGCGTTGTCGTACGACTCCTGCACCATCGCCAATTCGCGGCGCAGCCGGTCACACGCTTCGATCACGTCGTCGATAAATGCGCCGTCGAGTTCTGCCATGATTTTACCTCATTCAGTTGTTACCGACGCGGGCTCTTCATCTTCCGGCTCGGCGGCGTCATCGTCCGCACCACCGCAATACTCCGGATGTTCTTTCCAGAACGTCACGAGCGCTTCCTCGATTTCCTCCGCCTTAGTTGGGCCGATGCGTACTATATCCGCCAAGCGGAAGTTGTCGAGATATCCCTGCAACTCCCCAAGTGTCTTCAGGCCGGCATCTTCGAGTATGGGGGCGAGCTTACCGACGACCTCCGAGACGGGGGTTTCTCGCCAGCCTTCTTTGTCATCCATCCCCGGCAAGGTCTTCTGTGGGTCGGGCTGCTCGGGGCCGTCGCGGACACACGTGAGTAGCGCCGTCCGCTTTTCTTCCCAGCGAGACTTAGCGGCTTTGTATGCCTCGTTCTTTTCCTTCATCGCGCTTTCGAGCGAGCTTGCCTCGCGTTCCATTTCCTGGAGATGGTCGAGATGATCCAGCTTCGCCTGCGTGGCAGCGTCGAGTTCCGGGGCTGCTTGTGTTTCGTCCTCGGGGACGTCGCCCTCTACCGCCTCGTCGCCGTTCGTGTTTTCCTCTGTCATGATTCGTTCTCCGTGAAAGGTTTTCAAAACCGACGCCCAGCAGTTCCCTCCGCCGGGCGCCACAGTCCATCCGCCGATAGCGGCTCTCGTCCGTGTCCCTGCCGCTCGCCGTCGCGTCGTGCTGGGCGGTCCTGTTAGGTCATGCAAGCGGGACATAATCCCGGAATCCATAGCTGCGGGTCGGCATCGTCCGCAACCCCAAAATCAACCTCGCTCAACGACACTCGCTTGGAGTGTAAGAACACCTCGCCTCGCATTCCACCGCATTTCCGTATGGCCGTATCGAACTCGATGGCCTCCTGAAACGACTCTGGCTCCTCGTCTCGCAGCCATCGCCATTCCGCCTTGGACCGGTAAGGGCAACCGATGCACGCGGACCGAGGCGGTTGTGGATAGCCGTTTTCTCTCATCCACTCTAGGCATCCGGCCCGCGTCTTTTCGAGTTCAATGAGCGGGAACCAGTTGCGCCGCCACCGCTCACCAGAGGACCGCATTCGGTTTGCTTCATCGGCCGATATACCAATCCACTGTTCGATGTGGTTGACCGGAATTCGGGCATACCTGGGAAATCCCGCAAACTTCCGAACCCACTTGCGCATCGGGTCTAGCTTGTATTCCCGCGTGCATTGTCGGCGGATCATGCCCTTCTCACCATTGGGTCCAAGGACGAAATAGGGCATTGCCCCCCATCGCGTCTGCCCGTCGGCCGTTTCGCCTCGCTGCAATTGTCGTTCTTCCATCGGTCCAGAATACGCGACCTGGTATCGCAAGGCATCTTCCCGAACATTGCCCGCACAAACCCGATGCACTGGGACCCCGTATTTCGCCGCCTCGGCAGTTAGCCAATCCAAATGACGGTACACCGCCTTCGGCTCCCACCCCGTATCGGCGAACACAGCGGCGTCAAGCGGGGGCAGCACTCCTTGGCACGACATCAACAACACCGCCGTTGACTGAACGCCTGCGCCTAGACTCAATATTCGTAAGTGTGGTTTAGTTTCCATATCGTCGCGTCATGCTGGGCGGTCCTAGCTGTCTTCGTCGCCTTCGGTTTCGTCTGGCCAGCCCTCGACAATCATCCGAACTCGTGACCGGAATCGTTCGATCTTTTCGATCCGATCTACCACCATCTCATCGACGACTTGATCCAGCGTCTTCGCCATTATCAATCCCTTCAACGTGCTCCCCGCTCCCCCGGGGCGTCGCCGTTGTGGCTGCACCGTCACCCGGGGGAGTTGCCGCCGCTGTAACCGCCGGTACGTCATCCGGCGCGGCGGTGCGAATTAACCGCGTGTCCTGGCTCCCGCACGTTTCGCACAGGACGTATGGGGTTATTGCGTCCAGGTGGTACGCAACGTTTCCGCAGTCTCGGCACTTTCGGTGGCTCATGTTTGCCACGGCAGCCAGGAGACGCATTGCCAGCTCTCCCATCCAAAAGGCGGACAACGTGCCTGCCTCAAACTCGCGGAGCAATCGATCTAATGTTGCCATCGTATTACCCTTTCTGTTGTTTGGCCACGTGCTGGAGGCGATCCGTCCGTCCTGGGGAGCCGTCGCGAGCTAGCCACTGCTCCACCCCACAAAACACACTCATGCTTTCCACGGCTTCCGCTTGCTCGGTCCAAGCGTAACGGTCGGCGGCTTGATCTTGCACGTCATGTCCCACGCCGCCGCCATACGCTCCAGCACGGCATCGCTCGGGTCGCGCTTGCCTTGGCGGATATCACACAAGTTGGACTCGCCTACCGTCGCTGCCCACGCCGCATCGCGTAGCGTCGCATACGTCTTGATCGCTTCGCAAATCAGTTCCAGGTCGGTGTCTGTTAGTTTGGGCATAGGGTCTTTCCTTAGTTCGGATCTGCCGGTCGCTCATGTATGTCAGCGATCCGCCCGAGCGTGTTTGCTATTTCGTTCAACCCTCCGGCAGCCGTTGTCTGCGGCGTCGGGCCGTCAATCGCTTGAGCGATAGTCGCACACCCCACTAGTAGTGCCGTCGCCAGTGCCACCGCATCGGCTGACGTATCCCTTGGTAGGTTTTGCAGCGTTTGGCTGATAATCGAAGAATACCAGTCATTGTCAAACAGCGTAACTTTCATCATACACCCTTAGTTCTGATGCGGTTCGTACCGCTGGATTCTGTCGCCGCCCATCACGGGTACGGCCTCGTACCACGTCCCCGGGTCTTTGGCGGCTGATAACCGTACCATCCACTCAGCTTCGGCTTCGATGCAATGTACCGTCTTGAGCGGCTTGCTGTTTTGCAGGATCGTCCAGCGTCGGCCTAGTAGTTTCATGGTTTGGTCTCCGCGTGGTTGCATCGGCCATCAAGGCGAAGCCCGCGGGGCTCTGGGCTTGGTGGTCGTTAAACAGGCCGGCAGTCGCGGACAGCCAAGCACGCCGGTACATTGTCGCCCAAGATTAGTTCAATGTATCGGCAATCGTCGTTGGTGATTGAGCATTTGCCGTTGAGCTCATCCCTAAGATGGTCCTTCACGCGGTTTAGGCCCCTGATCTTCTCGTCCAAGACGGCAGCCACTATCAGTGCCTCGCCTATTGTAATCTTACGGTCTTCTCGGCGTTTCGTTTCAGTCGTCATCGTTTCGTCTCCCGCTCAGGGCCGCGGTTGGTTGCTTCCGATGCCCACATTATACACAATCCTGATTACTTCGCAAGAGAACTATACCGTCACAGCGAAACTATTTTACGGGCCTAAGGTGCTATGGCGTATAGACTTACGGCGCCTCGGGCCAGAAGGGCCGGAAAGTATTCTGCGGATTTATCACGGCGGAAGCCGGGTTGCCGGGATTCTCGGTGGTTGTTAGAATCGGGCAACGAAAGGATCGATGATGCGCCGAGATGGCGTCCATGCCGATCGGTGCGCAGCACAAGGCCGACACGGAGCCGCGGCAACGGTATGGACCGCCGCCGCAGCCGATACACCTGGGGCCGATCAAACGGAAGCGTCGCAACCAGCAACGGAATTACGAAGGCGACATGGTGTTCGACGCAAGCAGATAGCTATACCAGCGTAGACGGCGGCGGGTAGCTGTCGCGTTCCATCACCGTGAAGTGGCTCATTTGATCCGTAATAAGATATGCGTCGTTGCCTGTAAAATTCGCGACGCGCAAGTCAAGGGAATGACCTGGATCGAGCAACAAAAGATAAGGGCCGCCCCCGCATGTATTGCCGCGATTATTGCCGGCAACCGTAGTCGTCGATATTCGTCCTTCACACCCCGGCACTGGATCTTGCACGACCGCAAATGTATCGTCGACTTCCCGCAGTCGCACTCGCATGGTTGTAGTTCCATCTGGGACCGGTGTCGTGTTTCGTTCGAGCGTTACCGACCATGATACTTCAACGAGCATCGTCCGCCCGTCAGTTGTCGGATCGCCATCTCCATGTGTAACATTGATAATTTTGGCAAACGGTGAAACTGTGGGCAGTGCTAGATCGCTGCCAATTATCGTTGCGATCGCGAGCCGTATTGAAGCAGCCCCCCCAGTCCCGACATTCTGCTGCGGCGTGTTATACGCCGTAATCGCCGATCGAATCGGAATAGGCGTACGATGAATCCCCGGCTGCGCAAACTCGTGAAACCGATCGTTCTCATGCTGGCGCACCGAAGCGTCGATACGCTTGCGGGCGGCGTCGCTGTAGACTCTGCTCATCGTGGGTTTGCCTAGGATGGTTGTTCGCGGAGCCAGAGCATCACGAGTAAGTCGGTGCCGTCCGCGTTCGACGTGGGGATCGTTACCACGACCTGGAACGAATCAGCTTCCAAGTAAGAGGTAACAGCCAGCGTGGCAGCCAATGGCGTTCTATCCACCCCGGTGTCAAACAGGATCGGACTCGACAATATGCTTGTATAGGCACCGCCGGCATTGCCTTTCAGAATTTCAATACTTACATCGTGAGTCCCCGTCGGAGCGACAGCCAAGACAGCTTGCGCGGCTTCGATCGTACCGGCCTTCTTGGCAATCCATATTACTTCGCCGGCATCGGCAGCCACAACTCCGTTCTGACGGTAGAAGGCCACATGCTGCTGGATCACAATGTCGGGCGTCCCACGATCCGCCTGGGCCGTCGAGTTGGCGGCGGACGGAAAGTCGGTAATCGAAATAGTCGGAGTAAGGTTATGTGTAGCTGCCATTTTTTTACCTCATAGTGCTAGAGTCGAACACGAGCGGTTCCGCGCCGTCGCCCCATCTCATGCTCTTGTATCGCGTGAAGTGTAGATACTCCAGTTCGTGTGTAACATCGTTCTTGTCGAATGCAACGACCGCGCCGGCCGGAGTCCTCACCAATGGCCACGGGTCTGTCGCGGGCGCATTTTCTTGCATGATCCTCCGTACCTTCCCGTCCAGCGGCCTCTCGTGGGTTCCCGCGTGCAATATCCGCAATTGCCAGAATACTATTGCATCCTTCCCGTCCGCACCCTGGACCGGTATTCCGGCTTCGTCTCTTATGACCTTGCCCTCAATGATCTCAACGTCATACGTGACAACGCGATAATTGATGCGGTCGCCGTGCCTCGGATTGCCATCTGTACCGTTGGGGTGTTTGTAGATGAACGACGCCGGGCGCGACGTTATGGACGCGATCTTCGCCTGCCCTGGAATCTCGAACCACAAGAACGAATCGGTGTTGACGCTATTCTCGAACTGCCGCATGACCTGTGGGTCGTATTCGGGAAATAGTGCCGGTATGCCCAGGGCCCCATCTACAAACGCCTGGTTCCGCGTAATCTTGAACGATTGTCTATTTGCGTCGCGTGTCAGCCGCGGGTTGAACGGTTCGCCGATATCGGTGGTTAGGGCCCTGCCGGCCAAGTCCTCCTCCATTGGCTCCTGGTATTTGATAGTCCCGATGTCCAACGTAGCCAAGTCCATCAACCGGTTGTCCGGGTTGCCGTACGTATCCTCCTCTTGCTGGATCGATACCTCCGAAGAATAGGTCACGGTGACAAACCACTTGACACCGCCGCCAGCCAACTTCTGTTCTTTGGCATCGCGAGATATAACGACAGCAGTCTCGTCAGCATGGTCGTCACCACGCTGGGGCAAGCCTAGCGTTTCTGACTCGGCGGAAAGCAACACAATGTTCGAGTCGTCTGCTGTGTCGTCGGTAAGCACCTGGTACACCCGGGTATACGTGACTACCCCTTTCTTGCCTTCCTTGCCGCCCCTGCTGTCGGGCGATAGTGCTACTTCTGTTACTGTCATTTATGCGGCCTCCACGTCTACTAGCTCGGGGGGCTCCAGAGACTCCAACAACTTCTTGGCAGCCTCTAGCGTGGCGTTCAGCTTCTTTAACTCGGCGGTCTGCTTCTTCTGTTCGCCCTCGGCCCCAAAACCCATAGCCCGCTGGATCGCGTCGAACGCCGCGTTGCTGCCGGCTTCAAGTGCTGGGTTGCGGAGAAAGCCCTGGGCAGTTGGGTCTTCCGGCAGTAGTGCTCGTAGTTTTTCACGGATGGCTTCGATGGCACGCTCCCGAACGTCGGGCATGAAGTCAAATCGTCCGGCCGCCTGTAGTTTGCTTATAACTGCGAACTCTCCTGCGATGTTTTCGATCGGTGTACGAGTAGCGTGAAACAGCGCCTTCGCAGACGCATCCAGGGCTGCCGACTTCTTTCTGGATTCTGCGAGAAGGGCCAATCGCTTTGCAGTCATCTCGTTGATCCGTCGCATTTCGTTAGCCAGATCGAACATTGCATGACGCGCCTTCCGACCTTCCGGGCCGATTCTCTTTATGATCGCCAGAGAACTTTCAAGGGCACCAGACGCACCTTCACCGAACCCAATAAAACCAGCACGACTCGCCTTAGCTATGTCCAGATTCTCAATACGTTCCCGTTCTGCATTACGAGCATCGAGCGCCGCGTTTCGCGCTTTAATGATCGCGTCGACCAAGAGAGCCAGCTTCTCAATTTCAGCCGGGCGCTCGGCTGGCGTTAAACGTTTGCCGTCCACTAAGGGACGTTCTCCCCTGAGTAGCTGCTCCCGCAACTTATTAGTAATCTGCAACGCTTTGTTGAAACTCTTAATCAAGACGTCCTGTTTTCTTAATTCCTTTGTAACCGCTAGTTCAACTATCTTGTCTGCCCGTCGATCGGGATCCACAGGGCGGGGCTTTCTGGGCGGTGCTGCTATAAACTCGTCGGCAAACGCTTTGCCAATGACCCTAGACAAGTTGGCAATTATTGGTATCGCCGCGAGCCCGGTGCCGATTGCGGCCCCTCTTTTGCCACCCAGTCCCTGTCCTACCGCTGCTCCCGTCAATAGCGTAAGCAACGCCTTGCCGCCTTTGGTGGTAAAGATATCAGCCAATGCTTTCAACGGCTCTGCCAGTTCAGTCGTAATCGATTGCCCGACGCCCGCCAGTGATAGCTTGAACTTATCTATCGCATCATTTGCGTCTTCGATCGCCCGAGCATCCGTTCGAGATATCGCAATGCCCAATCTCTCCGCCTCTTTCTGCATTGCAGCCAGCCCCTCTTTGCCGAGCTTCAGGGTGTTGACTAACGCAACGCCCTCAGAGTCGAACAGCTTGAACGACAACCGCACTCGATCCGATTGATTCTTGACGGCCTTCATCGCTTCAGCGATTTCTGCAAATGCCGCAGTCGGGGCCAGTTGAGAAAGCCGCTGGGCATCCAACCCCAACTCAGCAAGAGCCGCCTTCGCTTCGCCGGTCCCTTGTGCAGCTTCAGCCAGCCGACGGACCATCCGCTGCAACGCCATATTGGCCGTGTTGGTCTCGACACCTGTCAGCTTCGCCGCAAGGTGGAATCCGGCCAGGGCCTCAGTTGTCTCGCCGAGTTTGTCAGCAGTCTTTGCGAGAGCGTCGACAGCCGTCAGTTGTTGCTTAACCAACACTGCCAGGCCAGCCCCGGCGGCCAGTCCCAAACCTTGTGCGAACAGCGTGAGGGCCTTTGACGCCGCTGTTACTTTGGTCTTGAGCGTAGAGACGGTCTTGCCAGACCGCTTCATGCCCTGTTCAAATTTCTTGGTGTCGGCAACCAGCCGCACAGCAAGTGATCGGATTACAGCCATCGTTACCTGTGTCTCTTTGCCATTGACTGAAACATCGCCTGCACGGCCTGCCCCTTCGCTACAACTTCATCTTGGCTAGGCATTGTCTTTATCCCGAACGGCCGCGGGTCAACCTTGCCTTTGCTCATGCCGGAGTGAGCGGCAATCATCGCCGCGTTGTAATCCTGTCGTTCACCGCCGATCGGTTCGATCGAGTGAAAAATCATCCACTCACGAAACTCCCTGGCCGACAACCGTTGTTTCAACTCGCCGACCGTCGAGCCCAGGTGTCCCGCTAACTGGAACCAGAATCGGGCGGTGTGGTCTTCTCGGAGTTTTTTGCCGTCTTCTTGTCGAACTCGATATCCATGCCGTTGTGGTCATACGCGGCTTTGAACACCCGCGTGATGAACGCGCAGTCCATTGCGGCGAATGATGCGATCTGCCGCTTGTCTTCGGCAAACTGCTGCACGCCGGCTTCGTCGCATAGCGTCAACCAGGCGAAGCTACCGCGAGTATTCGGATCCTTGTCGTCGGTGCCTACGTACTCGCCTTCCCACACTTCGCGCTCGCTGGCTGTGATTCGGCACACGAACACGTGGCCGTCTCGCTCAGGGATCGGGACCTTCAGCGGGCATCGGTCAAACGTGGCTCCCAGGATATCAGTCGTTGTCAAATGTTGGCTCATCGTCCTCTACGTCCTCTTCAGGGGTTTCGGGTTCAGGGGTTTCTATCGGGGGTGGCGTCGGCTGTATAGGCAACGTGCCGGCCTCCAGTGCCGCGGCGAATCGTGCGGTTCGTGCGGCGACTGCCTTGGCTAGCTTGTCTTGCCCCCATTGCTGCCGCTCGGCGTCCTCAATATCTTGCCGTCGCTGCCGGTCGGCTTGCTTCTGCTGCCAGTCCGCAATAGCCTCCTCGGCCTCCTCGTCCGCCGGCTCGCAGATGCCAGCCTTCATCCACATCGTCATCCGGCCCTTCTCTCGCTGTAGCTGCATGTGTTCAGATCGCGCACTACGCATTTTCTCGCGGCCGTCCAGGGGGTGCGTTAATATCGTTCCGATTGGCACGTATACACCCCCCGGGCCGGTTCGCGGCGCTGTGGTTCGCACTCTCATGTTCTCGCTCCTGTGTTGGCAGCCGCCATAACCGGTTACGGCAGGTTGATGTCGGCAGTTACCTTTATTGTCACGTCCGCCGTCTGCATTGTTCCGATCGACGCAGACGGGGAAAAGCTCGTGATGAATCCGCTGAAATCCCAGTTATCAGCGCCCGTGGCTGTCCACCCTATAACGATGGCAACGGGCAACAGTTCGCCGATATTGTCAGTAAGAATCAAGTGCGCCGCGTAGGCGTCATCCGAGTCGTACATGATCGTCAGCGACACTTCGCCGCCATCGAATGGGCCGGGGATGAACGTGCGGCCGATTACCCCCGTTCCAGCCCCGGAGCCGGTTGTCACCTTGGTGTTGTCAAGCGTGGTTGTATCGACGCTCTCGACAGTTGCCGACGGCCCCGATATGTCAATGACCTGAGCAACGGTGATGGCATCAAACGAGATGGTAACCCCATCGCCTAGTTTCTTGGACATGATAAATCCTCCTTATCAATGCGCGGGAAGGGCTTCCTGGAAAGAAACCCTGTAGTCGTGAATTATCCGGTTGATACTTATGTCGCGGCCTTCGCCGGGAAACTCCGGCCGGTCCAGTTCGCTTTCGAGCACCACGGACTGCACCGTGCTGCTGCCCATAGTCGTGTTGAGCCGGCCGTCCAGTTCGTCTCTCACCGCTTCGGCCAACAGGTCAAGTGTGTTCGGATCGTCGCTCCACGATTCGACCTGATAGGACGCACTGGCCAGCCCTGCCTTCAAGTCCAGGTCGTGAAACCGTTGCGTCGATAGTTTGCTGACCGTTACGTATGCTTTGCCCGGCTGCGACCGCGACTTTGTGTTCTGTTCTTGGGACGGCCGATTGTGGTATACCGCCACCTCGCCGTCCGTGTTGGTCACGACGGCGATTATCGCCGGCCGCGCCTTCACGTAGTTCAAAAAGTCAAGTCGAATGCTCATGGTGCTTTGGTTGGGAACAGTTCCCTCTTTGCGACCTCTACGATCTTTCGTTCTGCTGCCGCCCTGGCGGTATCAAATCCAATTCGGATGAACGGCTGTGGTTCTTGCTTCACGGTTCCGAATTCTAAAAAGTGGGTCCAGAAGACACCCGCGGCCTCTTCCATCGTTTCGTCTACGGCGAAGAACACGCCGACGCCTTTTCGTGTCCTTCGGATCGCCCTCACCTTGACTGCCCTCCGCCAAAAGTCACTTAGTGCTCCAGTGCTATCTGCACTCTCGGGCGTAAACTCTTGCACCTTTACCAAGATCATCTTGGCGGCCGGCCGTATCGCCTTCCGCATCACCGCCTTCGCTTTAGTTTTGGCAAGCTTTTCAAATTCAGCGACAAGCTCTTTGTCTCCCGACAAGTCGAAATTGAGAGTCGTGCCGCCGCCGCTTGCTCTGATTGGCCTTGCCATGGATATCGCCCGTGATTCTCGTAGTATCGCTCTGCGTCGCCTTCCGCTTCTCGAATGCCTCTCTCAAGCGTCCGGTGTTTCGTCAGCATCACGCCACCCGCTTACACAGCAGCACAATCTCCGTCGGCCGATCGGCCGGTATAATCGCTTCGATGTCCAGCGCGACGTCGCCCAGCGTCTGCGATTCCCACAGCAATTGGTGTTTCTCCGTCACGTCGGTTCGATGTCTCAACGTTACCCGGTGCGTCGCCTCGCCACGGTTCTGACCGCCCTCGATCTTCTCCTGGCCCGTGAGCGACTCGACCCGGGCTTGTACTGGTTCGATAGTCGTCCAGTCCGGTACGTCCCCGGCGGCTGCCAATCGATCGGCCTTGCCATCGTTCTGCTGTATCTTTATCCTGTGTCGTAGTTGTCCGGCTCGCATCACACCAACTCCCGACGCGAGTATTGGTCAAGTGCCCGCATTGCAATCCCGGGGATTGTAAATACGATAGTCCCTGTGCCGTGCTCTTCCCGATGCTCCCACCAATCCGCGACGATCTGCACCAGCGCTAGCTGGATAGTCGAGGGGACATCCGTGGCTGCGTCCCCATAACCAGCAACGTACGTGACCTCGATCGATCCGATGTCGCCGCGGTTGAACGGGAACACCTGGTCGAATGCCAGCGTCACCAGCCCCTTGAACTCGTTCGTAGTCACGTCGTAGATCGACGTGCTTAGCGTTTGCCGTACGCCGTCCGTGTCGAGGTACGTGACGCTCGTAACACTCTGAAGCGGCGGAAAGCTAAGTTCGATCCGGTTGTCCGTCGGCCAGTCGCTAAGTGTCTGCACACGCGTCTGTGTAATGAGCGATATCCAGAGCTGATCCTCGACCGTTTCCCGGGCCGACTGGATCATGCGGGTGATCTGCGTAGACTCCGCAGTCGTCGGGATCGGCAGTTGGGAATGCGCAACGACGTCGGCTGCAACGACCGGCTCGTCCGATGGTGCGGATGTGACGGAGTTTCCCACGGCGAGGCCCTCCGTTTAATCGGCGTCGACAGACGGATCGCCACCGGCGCCCGTAACAATAGCTACGGTGCCAGTCGTGTTACAGACGAACGGTTCGCAATGGACCATGGCTATTGCGACCGCGTTTGCGGCGATCGTCGCTCCACCGGCGAGGCCGCGGATGTCCGCGATGATCCCAGTAGTGCTGGCGTGGACTTCCAGATAGGGTTCGCCCGCATTTGTGTTATGCACTAGGTTGTCGGTGAACATGAGCCCTTCTGACGCGGATGCGTTCAAGATGCACGACGTGGAATAGTTGCCCATAAACTCGCAATGCCTAACGATTAGATTGTCCGACGACGCGAAGCTGATTGCAGACGCCGCTCCTGCATTCGCTGCGGGCTCGGCAAGGAACCGGCAGTTCTCAACAGTCACGCGGTCTGAACTCGCTTCAAGTTCCAAGGCGATAACGAAGTCCCAGCCTGTCGTGCCACCCCAATACCAATCGCAATTCTTGAACGTGACGTCGGCTGCGCCCTCAACCTGGACGCCAGCAACGACAGCACTGATACCGGCGTTGAACCGAAGGTTTTCGATCAACACCCCGGCCGCGCCGATGTTGATCTGCGCGTCCGTGTCGGCAAACGTAAACGTTGGCCGGTTGGAGCCTTGCCCCAGGCCGCGGATAGTCAAGCCAATCTTGTCGACGTCAAAGCCGTTGGTTGCCGTAAACGACTCCGCGTGCCCAGGCATGACGATGATCACGTCCCCTTCGCTTGCCGTGGCCTTGTTGATTGCCTGGTCCACCGTGGCCATGGGGTCCAGTTGCGTCGTGCCGGAGTTGCTGGAGTCGCCGTCACCTGAATGAACAAACCAATACTTTCCGGTCGTCATAGCCACGTCGCTGATTATGAATGAGCCGCCCGGATGCTTGAAAGACGTGAGTGATCCTCTGGACATGATCTGAGTTTCCTTTGCGTTAAACGGCCGCAGGTTGCGTTAATGCCGCTGTATCGGAGTCGTTCAAGCCGTCGTGCTCTATGGCAATGCTCCCGGCCGTTACCGTTGGGCTACGCCGCTTGTCACGTGTAGCGTAAAAGCCGTCCGCCAGGTCATAGCATTCGTTCGCCAACGTCTCGGGCGTAAAGCTCGCTTTCACCCTCGCCTGCCGAATGAATATCTCGCGAGCCAACATATCGGCCTCGCTGTTACGGCTGGTCTTTTTCGTCGCCATTGGGTTTGCCTTGAATTAGTCGATTGCAGATGCCGGGGTCTTCTGGGAGTAACGGGCCTTGTTCAGAATGTAATACAGCCCACCGAGTTGTGCGGCTCCCATGTCGGAGCCCTTGATGTCCACGCGAATGTGTGTGAACCCGGCGGACAAATCTGACGCCTTGATTTCGACGCAGATGATGGTTTCGTTTTCCGCACTGTTTATGACGACAGTGTCATACGATGTTCCCGCCGTCGGCGTTAAGATCGTCCACTGGCCGACGGCATTCAACGCCGTGGCACCAACTTTGTGTCGAACACGAGCGCCGGTAGTCAACGCCGTGGCACCCGCCCCCGCGGCTGATGTCGCCTCGTAGAAATAAAATACCGCGTCATCGCCGCCGGTGCCTACCGACGTCAGCAGCATGACCCAGCATGAGTCATAGTTCCGCATGTCAACGTAATCGCCAGTGTTCGTCGCAGCGGTGTCCAGGTCAACAGGCGTGATCGCCTGCACGATGTCATGGAATTCAAAGAACTCTTGGTTTGGCAGCATGATATAGACTCCAATTCAAAATGAATGCTGTTGGTTTCGCTTGCCGTTTACGCCCGGGTCTCCACCGCGATAAAGCTGGACTGGGTGGACCCCGTGCCCTTGAACGGCGTCACCGGGCTGTTCTCCCACGTCTGGCCGTCGATTCGGAAAATGAACCGCAGGGCCATCTGGTCGGTCAAGAACTGAACATGCATCGACACATCTTGACGGATCGCACCCTTGGTGATCGTCACGTACTGCGACAAGTCAGTGAGAGTGATGTCGCCAACCGTGCCTAGACCCGCGTTGAACTCGGTGGCGACCAGCGGCCGGCCGTAGATCGTGGCAAATGGTGCGCCGGCAATACCGGTCGGTGGGCTGAAGACAAGCTGCCCGGCCGTGCCAGTGTCGCGAGCCAGAGCAGCAAGTTGCGGCCACGCATTCTGGTTATACATCCAGACCGAATTAGCCTGCGATCGAGCAGCCAGGCGAGCCCACATGTTGTCGAGGTTCTCGGAAACGATCGTCGCGGCCACCTGGCCTGCTTCTTTTGTCACCCTGACCAAGGCGTCTGATTGTAAGAATCCCTGAGGCCGGCCAGCCCCCGTGCCGTTGACGATCGCATCGCCGAGCAAGAACTCAAATTCCTCGGCAGCCTTCTGACTGACCCACTGTTCCAGGGCCGAGCCGCCGTCGTCGATCAACTCCTGGGTCAGGTAGACCAGGACCGCAGCCTTCTTCAGCGTCAGGGTCAGCCGGCCGAGTGTTGGGGCTGACTTAGTGGCCGTGGCCCCCTCGTCAAGCCAGTAGCCGCGGATGCCGCCGGCGCGTGATCCGTCTGCGCGGCTCGACTCGTTGTTGCGCGGAAACGAAAGGGTATTACCTTGGACTGGAAACTGGTTTGTCCGGCTGATCAAGTCGTTGCCCCAAACGCGGTCAAAGATATTTTGCGAGAACTCAGGCAGGACCATGAACCCGCCGTCGCCGCCGATACCCTCGGACATACCCTCGACGGCGAGCATGTGTTGCTGATGAAAGCCCTGCGGATCCCGGATCTGCTGCTGGAGGCAACTGCCGAAGTTGTCCCAGTTCAGATAAGGCTTGTAGTTGGGCGGGCATCGAAACGGCTTGTCGCCCTTGTCCTCCCCAAGCCATTGGCTGTACGTGTCCTTGCCGCCATGTCGGCCCGGCGCATCGGGCATCAGCTTATCCGCTTGCGTTTGCCGTTCCGGGATCGTGGCCATCTGCTTTTGCAAGGCCTGGTGTTGGGTCCGGCGAGCGTCGCCAGCCTTCGCCGCATCCAGTTCAGTGGTCAGCCGCTCGAACTCTTCGGACAACTTGCCATACTCAGCCGTTTGTTCCGTAGTCAACGGGCTCTCGGCTGTGTCCTGCTTGCCAATCTCTTGCATCTCGTCCCATATCGGAACACGTTGCGCGGTTAGCTCTGCGAGAGTGAGTGGCATGGTCTTGCTCCTTTATTTGGAGTCGGTGACACGCCTTGCTAGAAAACGCTCCTACGGTGGGATGCCACCGACAAATCGTATGATTGATTCGTCGAGTAGCTACTCACCGAACTCAGCGTTGAGTAGATCTACTGATCCGCGTCCGCCTCCAGTTGACTCAGCAACAGGACGACGGCCACGGCAGTTGATTTTGTAGATTGCAATTGAATCCTAGCGAGTTGTTGCCAGGGATGCAAATGCAAGGTGTGGTATCATACCACGAAACGAGAACCGCGAGGTGCGCGGGTATGGACGCGGCCAGTGGGCACGACTTGGATATCCGCCCACTTGCAACACGGGCATCGCAAGTAACGGTGGTAGAACTGCCGGCAGCCGGACAGCCGAGACGAGCGGACGAATATCTGGCCGCCGCAGCCGTTTGGGCACGGATCGCCGCTTGCAACCGCTTTGTGATTCATTCTTCCATTTCCATTCGTCGCCGCTTGTGAGCGACGTCGCGGGCTATGCGGGCCTGGCTTGCAATGACGCTTTCGCCAGGCAACGATGATCCGCCATCTATGCGGGCTGATACTGACTGTAGATGGATGGGACCGTCGATCTGACCTTGGTCAACTATCTCCATGCCGCAACCTTTTGTGGTGGCTGCCGGTTCAAGCATTCTGTATGCCACCGCCAGGCTTTCTCTCAACTCGTCACGTTCGGCGCGTAGCTCTGCTGGCCCGACGACGATGCTGCCCAACTCGTTCACCACCTCTTCAAGCACGGTTCGCAAAACGGGAACGAACTCTGTCTCCCCGGTGTCGCCTCGCTCCATGTCGCGCACAGCCTCTCGGCATTGGTGAAGCTGGCTTCGGTCGCGTTCGATCGCAGCATCCGTTACTCCTCTGGCCTCCACGAGGTCCAGCTTCAGTTTGTCGCGCTCGGCTTGCACTTCGCAGACGTCAGACTGCAGCGTCAAGATCAGGTCGCTAAAGATGGCTGCCTCTTTGACTTTGAGTCGCGACTCTATCGCTATAGCGATAGCCGGGGCCAACAGCGACTTGCCGTGCTTGCGACCGAGCGTTCCCGTTTGTCTGTCCGGGACCGCCTTCTCCCCGAACTGCCGGTCCAACCGCTTTCGCAAATACTCGGCACAGCGGGCCTCGATAACCGCTCGCGGCTGGTCGGCAAACAGCTTATCCAACATCTCGCCCGCCTGCCATGCAACACCGTTCGGCAACCCCTCGACGCTCAACTCGGACCCCAGCAGCCCGTCGACAGCGTCGCCCTCCCATACGATGTCGCTGGCGTGCACTGCGGTCGGGTGCCACAGCGGGGGCAACGGTTCGCCCGTCGTCTCGTCCAGCAACAACTCGCCAGACTTTCGGTCGCGCCGCAACTCCTCATCAACCTGGAGCACCAGGCTGCTGCTGATCGCATCGGAATCCTCTTCGGTCCTGGATAACACGTAGCTGCCGATATCGCCGCTCGGCGTGTCGAACGAACTCTCCGCCAAGTGCAGGTCACCCCGAACGATAGAAATCTCGGTGCCGTCTTTATCCATCGTATCCATCCGGACCTTCTTGATCCGGCCAAGATGCTTGCCCACGCCGTCGTCAGATGCGTTCGGGTGTGCGAGTCGAGACTTCAGTCCCTTCGGTTCAGCCTTGGCGAGACGGACAATCTCGCGCAAGTCCTTCTTGCCGAACTCGCCGCGGCCTGCTGATTTGAGCGGCCCTTCCTGCGCGAGGACCATGCCGTTGATGATCTTATTATCCCGGTCAACACCGATCGGCTTGACCCGGTCCGCGGTCGACGGCTGCGCCCTCAACCACTCGGGGTTGACTGGCATTTGGCGAACGGGTTTGGTTTGTGACTCGGTTGCTGTGGTGGACATGGCTAATCCCCTTCTGGGTTTTGGTTGTCATCGACTTGGCTTCTTTGGTGGCGGCGATTGTATCTATCCTGTCATCACCTCGTGGCCCAAGTGGCTTCGTTCATTCACCCACACCTTGGCGTCGGCTTCGCTTCGCTCGGTCGGCCACGTATCGACACACGCTGCAACGGCCGCGGGAAACTCATCTTTATTTACTGTGTCGTAGAGTCCCGACAGTTGCCGGCGCGATTCGGCTACGTGGCTTGTGACCAAGTCGTTTACCGCCGATGCAATCAGTTGGTCGGCAACGCTGGGGCGTATCGGATTCGGATCCACGTTGAAGTCATCGTCGCCAAGTATTACATTCGCCTGTAGCACCTTGCTGAGTACCGGCCGTAAAGCATCGACAGCCAGTCGCTCGTGTCTGCCGTAATACGTTTCCATCCAGGCGAGCCACTCCGTTGGCTTTCGGCTGGCCCGCTTCGCCGCATTGGCTTCGTTCGTCAACAGCCGCTTCAACACGTCGGCCACCCAGCCCTCGCATAAGTCTCGCTTCTGCTGCGCGTCGTTTGCTTCTTTCATGCACCACTCGCCGAAATTGTCTGTCAGGGTCCTGGGCGGTTTGGACGGCGATTGCTGCTCTCGCTGCGGCGATTGGCCGCTGCCTTTACTAAAGTCTATCTCGTCAAGCCTGTCAAGCGGAACCATGTTCATTGCTACGAACCGCGTGTCGCCGTCTGGTCCAATCCCGTTCAGGTTTTCAAGCCCGCGAATCTCGTTGGCCGACAGCACGCCGATCCGCCACAGCTCAGTGTAGAACTTCGACCGGGCTGCGGAGTCGGATTGCAACAGCGTCAGCAACAAGTGCTCGGCAAAGAATCCGTCCGCCTGCTCTTGGACGGTCAGCAGTTGCCGCCACGTCTCAGTTTCCCACCGCACAAGCCACGGCATCAAGGCATCAATAAACTCCAAAGCCAATTGCTCGATATTCGAGAACGTCGCTCGCGTCAAGTCTGCCAGCTTGTGCGGCGGCAACCCATACCATCGGGCAATCTCTGAGATGTTGTGTTGTCGCGTGCCGAGAAACTGTGCATCTTCCGGCGGGATGGCGATCGCGTTATAGGTCGTGCCCTCTTCGAGGATCGCAACCCGATTGCCCTTGTCCGGGCCACCGCCATGCAGAGTCTTCCAGTCTTCGCGCATTCGCTTCGCCGCCGGCTCCGACAGCTTCTTGGGCGTGGTTAGTATCCCCGACGTCCGACCGTCATTGCCAAACAGCGTTGCGCCATATCGTTCAGTAGCCAAGCCCATGCCAATCGATTCGCGGGCCTGTCCAATGACACCCTTGCCGATCACCCCCTGCTCGCTCATCGAGCCAACGACATTGAACATGTCCTCACTCAATAGTTCCACGTCGTTGCCGCTAGGATGATCGATGCGGAATCTCAGTATCCCGTCGTTGTTCCGGATAAATGGCGTCACCCGGTTCGCGTGAACCGGCCATAGCCGCATGGTCCGGCCCCGCTCGTCTCGGATGATCTCGCTGTACGTGTTGCCGGCGTTGACGAGTTGCGGTGTTGCCATCGACCGCCACGTCATCGACGTCATGTGCGGATTGGGGGCTTTTGCCAGCACGTTAAATAATGGGTGTTCGGTAGCAAGCCGCTTTGTCTTATCCGGACCCGGGTTGCGTTGGTACAGCAATAGCGGTAGTCGCGCCGTTGTGTCTGCGATCAGCCGCGTCGCAGCCCACACCGCCGAGTAGTTCAACGCCGAGTCGTTATCAACCGTAACACCGGACCGCGTAGGACCCGAGAAGCCCGGCAACGAACTATCGCCGGCTGTCTGAAACGAATGCAAGAAGTCTGCAAACGCCGTCAACGAGCGACGTGTGCCAAGCCGAAGATAACCGAGTATATTCATCATAGGATTGTCAATCCTCGTTCTTCGTAAATCGAATCGTATTCGGGGGCGGCGACCAGTGTTCGACCGACGGCCATGATCGTCGCAACAATCCCGTCAATCTTTTCGATGCTGGATTTCTTGGACGGCCTCACGTTGCCCGCGGCATCCATGTCGGCCGATACGTTCGACGCCATCCACCGCAAGACCGGGTTGCCATAATGCTTTAACTTGCCCTCAACGACCAGCCGCTCAAATTCCTTGCTCGGACCCGTCATATCCCTGAAGCCTTGGCCAACCACCACGGTTTCGAAGCCGTCTTGCCCGAGCTGGTTGATTAGTTGTATCGCGTTCCACCTGTCGGCCCCTATCTCTCGGATGTTGAACCGTTTATGCAACTCGTTTATGTCGCGACGGATTACGTCGTAATCGATCGTAGCTCCATCGGTCATCGTCAAAAAACCCTGGCGCGCCCAAACGGTGTAGTCAACACGGTCACGCCGCTCTCGCTCCCGAGCCTTGTCTGCCGGGATGTAGAAGTAAGGCAATAGGCTGATTGCCCCATCCTCTTCCGGGAAGGCCAGGACAAGGGCGGCAACGTCGATCGTGCTGGCAAGGTCCAGGCCGGCGTAACATTCGCGACCCTCTAGCCGCTGTTCGATCTCTGCCGCCGGCGTCGGCTCGGCCAGTCCGTAACACGCGTCCCATTTCTCCATCGATAGCCAGCGGGTTTCTTGTTGGGTCCATTGATTCAAACTAAGCTGCCGAAAGCTGTTTTCTTTACCCGGCGTCTCGATAGCTTTCTTGCAATGTTCGGTCAAGTATTCAAGCGACGGGCTCAAGCCCATATTCGGATTCGCCTTCGCCCACACCTTCGGATCCGTCCAGTCTGCGTCGACGTCGGCGAAGTATAGCACAGGCAGAAACGACGGGTCCTTTGTGATCCCGTCTCGCACCTTCACCGCGTAGTCGTGTTGCTCCCAGCAAATGGAGTTGCGGTCGTAACCAGCCGTGGTGATAACCACGGTTACCGGCTGTTCCCGAGCACCTTGCCCAGTCTGCAATGAGTCCCATAGCTCCCGATGTTTCTGCACGAACAGTTCATCGAACACGATCGCGCTCGGTGACGTACCGTAGAGCGATCCGGCCTCGGCCGGTACGGCCGTCTGCACGCTATCGCTTTCGGCATGAATGATCCGTCGCGTCGAGTCGATTATGGTGCAACGCTGCGACAACCATTTGTTTCGCCGAACCATGCTTGCGCCCATCCGGTGAACGATGCTGGCCTGCTCGCGTGTGCTCGCCGCGCAGTAGACCTCGCCGCCTTGTTCACCGTCTGCGATCAACAGATATAACGCGATGGCGGCTGCCAATAACGACTTGCCGTTCTTACGCGGAATCTCGATGTAGGCCATGCGGTAACGCCGCGTCCCGTTCTCTCGCTTCCAGCCGAACAGGGTGCGAACAATCGCATCTTGCCACGGCTCCAACAGGAACGGTTGGCCTGCCCAGCGGCCCTTGACGTGAGTACAGAAGCTCTCGATGAACTCTACAGCGTGGTTCGCTGCGCCCTCGCTGTACCACAGTCCCGACTCGAATAGGTGCTTGCCCTTCCCTTCGCGCACTAACTTGCCCGCGGCTGCCAGCGGGCTGTAGCCTACTAGGTCTGTCGGGATGTTGTGGGTTGGGGCTATCATTCGTTAAGTGGGCCGCGTCTAGTTCTGTATTGTCCACACGCTTGTCCGATAGACTCTCGCACCGGGAACCGCCACGCATCTGGGTGGCGGCAATCTCCCGTTGGGTGACCAAACTCCGGCCCCGCTGGTCGACCGACAAACTGTGGCGGCATGGCCTCGCACGTGCCCCACTTCTCCTGCCCACCGTCCCGCCTGAAGCAGCCGCTGCGCATCCCGTGCCGAGTTTGAATCGCCACACAAAGCCGCGGGCTCCCCGTCGCGGCGTCGCCACGTATAAGGGCCGCAAGCGACGACGGACACCCCGCCCTGCATCCTGCACCGCGTATCAGAAATCCGTTTCGCATCACGCACACTCGCGGGCCGTGCGCCGCCATTGAGGTAGTTCATCATCCTACATCCTCCCGATAAGGTCGCAGTTGCATTTCCTCCCGAGACTCTTTGTCATCCGGCCCAGTCGTCATCAACCGCGTCCGGGCCGTCGGGTTCAAGCCAAGCTCAGTCAGGCTATCTCGTAGCGCCTTTATATTGTGTTTGTGGGCTACGGCCATCGGCGACCTTACCCACTCGGCCCGTTCCTTCGGTGTTGCCTGGATGTCTCCGATGATCTCCTGCGACAAACTCGCCGTCATCCACTGCGCTGTACGCTCCCATTGCACGTACGAGTAGGCCGCGACCTGTAGCGCCACGCCGTCGGCCAGTGTCATCACGCCCATGCCGTCGAGCAGCCCGCCCAGCATTTGGTAGACTTCGACAACCCGGGGCGACATACTCTTCGGCGGTTCCGGCAGCCCACGCTCCGGTTCCGGCTCGCGCACATTCAGCGGTCGCTTGCCTGGGTTGCCCGCCAGCTTCTTCTGCCGTGCCGACTGTGGTTTGCGTCCTCTGGTCATCGTCTCGCCTATGCACTCCGGCCAAAGAACACCAGGTCGTACGTGATGTCCCCGCCCGATGCCAACACCTGGAATATGTGGTTGGTGGTGTTCGCTACGGCGTAAGCTGGATCGTCCGGGGCGAAGATAGAATAGATTCCGCCCGGGTGGATGATTTGGATATCGGTGCTCAGCTTTCCGCCGAAGGGTCCAGTCCAGGCCGTTGAATCGCCCTGGCCGCCGATAACCATGTTGCCTGCCGACGTCGACTGATTGTGGGCAAGCACAGCCACTACCTCGGTAAAACCCGCGGCGTTGCCGAGCATGTCGAAGTTCGTTGCCGTACCGTCAAACGTCGACCCGTCAAACAGATTGTAATCGTCGGTAGCTGCGCTGGTCAGTGCCTTGTCGCGGTTCTGCAACTCTAAATCGAGCTTGTTTGCGGTGGTCCCGCTTGTCAATGGGGTTACCGGCTCCCAGTCGAGTCCGATCGGCGCGGGGACAAGCACATTCGCATCGTCCAGGTTGTGGAACAACTCGGCGGTCATACGGAGCGCGAAGTTGAAACGTCGTAAAGCAGAAGCCATTTGATTTCTCCTATTCGTTATAGCGCAATAAAAAAGGGCCGACGCGGTTGTCCCGCGCGGCCCTAAAGTGCCACGTAGTCTTTAGCCTACTCGCCGGGGTACTACGCCGACGTCAGCGTTCTAGTTGTCAGCGACGCGGGATATTCCGCGCCGACCCATGAGGGGTTAGGTTTCTCCTTTGAGGATCACGCGCCACGAACACGTATCATTCCTCCCGCTCCGCTTCATCGCCTCGTCGAACGTCGTGGGCGTCTCGCTGCCAAGACCGTCGTTTTCGACTTTTCCGTAAACGTGACACACAAACCAGGTTCTTGGCTTGAGCTTGTGCGGCGGCTCACTCGTCGCCACGGCCTTCGACCCGAACAGCAGGGCCAGCGGCGCGGCGATGATTCGTTTTAGTAGGCTACGCCTGTTCATGGTTTGATCTCCTCGGTATGATCGCAATCAAGCGACCCCAGTCGAACTCGTTGAAGTCGATCATGCCGCAACATCCTTCGACCGGTTCACCCCCGGTCTCGTCTATCTTGGCCGCCCAGTCCGTATCGGCGTCGACTGTGACTGTGACTGTGACTGTTGCCGTTCTCGTTACATCGCGATGATCCAACAGAGCCCTCGCTACGTCGTTCGGATT